ATGGTCCCTCCGACCCGATCCGCTATCGTCGAGGAACGACTTGCCGTCGTCTCCGAAGACGAGCTGCTGCTGCAGGCGCTGGTCCGTGAGGTCCTCACGCAGGAAGGCTTTCGCGTGGAAACCTTCGGCACCGCCGATGCCGCCCTGATCTTTCTGGAACACCATTGGCAGCGCGTGCAGGTGGTGATCTCGAACGTCCGGATGCCCGGCGTCATCGATGGCATCCAGCTGACCAAGATCATCACCGAACGCTGGCCGGGCCTTCCCGTGGTGCTTATGTCCGGCTACGCCGGCCTCGACCGCGACCTGCCACCCGGAGTGCCCTTCCTGCACAAGCCCTGGACCCTGGATCAGCTGACGGAAGCGGTGTGGAAGGTGGTACCGCGCTTTCCGCCGCAGGGGCCTAAGGCTGACTAGTACCGGTCTCTGCGAGAGGTCATCCGTTCCGGTCTGGTTAGCCGACCGCTCAGCCGGTACATCCAAGAATTTCATGGCAACGTGGCCCGCGCCCAGCTGAGGGATGCCTGCTAGCAAACGCTCGCCCATACAACTGCCGGCCCGCCTATGCCACAATATGCCCAATGCCGGGCGGATAGCCCGCTCTCATCGCAGGCCAGCTAGGCCGCAGCGCGCAAGGTTCTGACCCGCTCTCGCGTGCTGGATGTTTTCAACCTCGACCGGAACGAAATCGCGACGTTGCGCAAGGCTCCCAGCCGGCCCGGCGGTTTCTGAGCCATTGTCAAACCCTTGATAGGTAACCCCCTTGATCTCCACCGCTAACATCACCATGCAGTATAAGTGGCGTTAGCTTGCGTTCCTAAAGCCCTGGTTTTGCTGGGTTTCTAGGCTTTCCAGGATCGCTTCCGGACCCCTCAAAACGCCCCCGAACGCAACGAGTGGTATCAGAATTGGTATCGCTCGCTGCCCCTCTCCCGGCGTTCTGCCGAACCGACAACCCCTCCTTTCGTCACCACCTGCTCGACATCCAAATCGACGGAATTACTGTATGCCTGAACAGTAAGGACGCGACCATGTTTCTCGACCCAGACAACCCCACCGTCACCGCCCTGCAGGATTACCTCGCCGATGAGCGCGACCGGCTCAACTTCCCGGATATGTGGCATCGGTTCTGCACCTCGGCCGCCATTGCCCTGCTGGAGCGCAGGACCATCAGCCATCCTGATTGCGTCGAGTTCTGCGAGTTGGCTGACGCCGGTCTGGACGATGCAATCGAAGCGCGCACGACCTGGCCCAGGGGATGGGACATCCATCTGAACTACACGCTGACCAATCCAGAGACCGGCGAGACCTGGGCCACCTGCTCCGGCAGCAGCTTCGTCAGGCCCGAGATGGGTCTTTACCCCGTCGGCCATTTCACCCGCCGTGAAGAGGGTCGGATCTACCTCGTCGACATGTTCCAGCGCCAGGTGCTCGGCGTGTTCGTGACGCCGACCGCTGCTGAGATCGATGGCCGGATCTACGAGATGGTGCTCAAGGGGCGCTGGAACGGGCAGAAGGTTGTGCCGCTCACTGACATGCCTGAACAGCCGCCTGCAGCTCGGTGATATAGCCTTTTGCCTGACGGCGCTCAGCCAGCAGGGCCCGGACCTTCACCTCCAGGCTGTCCTCCCTCCGCAGTCCATCCGCCGCCCAGGCCGGTACCGCCGGCGCCTTCACGCGGCACGGCACCGGTACTGGCACCTCTACGCGCACCACGCGCGGCTCTGGCTCGGCAATGGGCTGGCCAGCGCACCCCGCCAGCGCGACTACCATTCCCACAATGACCCACCTCATAGGCCCAGCTCCTTGTCGATGATGGCCGCTGCGGCCGCCGCTGGGTCGCCCCCAGTGCGCTCCTGCTGCAGGCGGTTGGCTGCCTGGTAATCGCTGGCGGCGGCCTTCGCGGCCTGCTGCTGGATCGGCTCGGCCTCCTTGGCGCGCTTCTCGGAGGCCTTCCGGAGATCGGCCAGCGCCTGGTTTTGCTCGCCGACCTGGCCTTCCAGGGTGCTGGCCGTGGTCCGGCACGACGCCAAGGTGCTGGCCGAGGCCTTCGCCCCTTCCTGCAACTCAGCGACCACCGGCCGGTAGTGGCGGGAGGTGAGCCAGTAGGCCACCCCGCCGCCGACCACAGCGCCCAGGCCGAGCAGAACGACAACGGCGACAGCGATCACTGCCGCCCTGTACTGCTCAAGCGCGAACATCACGCCACCCGATCCAGAAGGCGCTGCAAGAGCACCTTGGGCGGGACCTTGAGCAGGTCGTGGCCAACATCGTTGGGGTGGACGTTATCGCCCGTGGCGCCATCCTTGATCTGGTCTTGGCCGCTAGCGTCACGGCTGCCGGTGAACGCCGCGGCGTAGCCGGTGAGCGGCAGAACACCCGACAGGCTGGGCAAGAACGTGGCGTTGAAGTCGCGCCGGACCTGGTCGTTGGCGCCGACGCCGCGGTATGCCGTGTTGCAGGGCAGCGCTTCCGGCAGTACCACCAGGGGACGCAGCCCCTTGGTCTGAAGCGTTGCCAGCGTCCGGGCAATGTTACCCTTCGTCCGCTGCTGGGCTGCCTTGGTCATCCCGCCAGCGGCGACGTCGTTGACCGACCACGGGGCGTAGAACAGGACCGTGGGGCGTACCCGGTCAGCATGATCATCGAGCATCCGGCTGAACACCTCGGTGCCCTGGGCGTGCAAGCCGGCGTTGAAGTACTCGACCGGCCGAGATGGCGTGCTGACCTCGTAGCATGCGCGCTGAAGGGCGCCGTAGTCCCGCACGTTGCCGCCCAGGCCCTCGGAAATACTGTCGCCCAGGATCATCACTTGGTGGCCCCGGGTCTGGCTGATGTACTGGATGGCCGGAACCACCGCTTTGGTATCGCCGCCGCTCGAGTAGACGTTGTTCTGGGTGAATGCGCTCTTGGTGGTGACGCCCTGCACCTCTTGATTCGAGCAGCAGTAGATGCGCGGGCCGTTGCTCCGCCAGTAGTAGAGATCGTTGTAGGGCGTGGTGATCTTGGAACCGGCTGGGTATTCGATCCGCACCAGGATGATCGGGCGTCCGCCGATGACATCGGTACGGGCCAGGCTCTGCGCATAAACCACGTCGGACCAGGGCAGGCTATAGCGCTCGGGCTGAGTCGACGCCGGCAGGTCCACTGTAGCGGCCCCACCGAAGGTCACATCGAACCATTCGCCGTTGTCGGGCGTGATCTGGACCAGGTAGTTCGCAGCGGGCGCCGCCGAGCACAGGCCCACACTGACCTTCACGCCGGTTACCGCGGCGGTATGGATGTTGGGGATGCCGATGCGGAAGCCGAGGAAAGGCGCCTCCAGCTCGATCTGCATGTTGAAGGTAATCGCGTTGGCGGCGTCCTGGGTCTTCATCCGGCCGAAGAGGTGCTTCGTGAGGACGTTGGTACCGGTGGTCATCAAGCCGCTGAGGAGGTCCCGGTCTTCCATCTGGTCATACAGGGGGTCGAAGATTCGCTGAAGGCGTCGGGGATAGGGCATGGCACGGTTCCTTGTTGGTGGGGTACTGCGGGTGGTTGGTCAGGCGGTGGCGCGCTTGGCTTGGTCGCCAGCGGCGATTGCGACGGCAGAGGTTGCGCCCAAGAAAAGGGACCGCTCGGCGGTGCGGCGGCGAGTCAGGCCATACATCACCACCCCATCGTTCTTGTTCCAGCGCAGGAACTGGTCGGCGGCTCCGCTCTTGTCGCCGCCCTTGTAGAGGCGCATGAGGGTGGAGTTGCGGAGCGCTGTGGCGCCCAGGTTGTAGGCGAACGAGACCAGAGCATCGAACTCGGCCTGGGTGGCGGCTGGCGCCATCTTCTCGACCAGGTACTCAGTGGCCTGCAAGTCACGCAGGAACGCGGCATCGGCCTGGGCCTGGGTCCAAACCAAGCCGCGCTTGACGTCTGGCCCAGTGTGGCCCCAGCCAATGGTCCAGGGGTGACCGTCCTTACTGCCTGGGTCTGGATAAGCGACTAGCCGGCAGCTCTCGTAGTGGTGCATGAGGGCGATGCCCTCAGGTGACGTGCGCATGGTTTTCTCCAGGCGAAAAAAAGCCCGCTCAATGGCGGGCTGGTGAACTGCCGAGGATTTCTCGGTAGTTGGTCAGGCGGTACCGTAATGCCCCGCCCCACCGATCCGGACGCCGGACCAGAACAGCCAGGCGCGCCAAGCGGCCACGCCGTCGCCTGCGTGAAGGGCCCGGTAGAGAACAGCGTCGGCTTCAGCACGCGACAGCAGGCCAGTCGAATACAACCAGTCGTGCAGAATCGCCGCGCGCATGCCGTAGCCAACCACCAGGCCGTAGAGCACCAGCGCGGCGAGGGCCACCAGCAAGGACAGACTCAAGACCCAGGGCGTCGCTGACAGCAGCAAGGCGGCCAGCACGGCGACGATGGCAGACCATCGGCAGATTTCGCGCAGCACCCTCACCGAAGCCAGGTCGCTCTCGAAGTCCACCGGTACCGCCAGCAGGCCATGCAATGGGTCGTTGAACACCAGGGGCTCCAGCAGGCGGAAGCGGTAGCGCTCGATCTGGCGCAACGCGACCCCATTGTCGAACTTGCCGACGGCGGGCGTCATTTCGAGGACTTCGCTTGAGTGCGCACGGTGGCATCCATGGGCGGCCAATACTTGTCGTTAGTGAAGTCGATGGGGATCGGGCTCTTCGCCTTCAGTGCCAGTCCGGCAGCTACTAGCATCGTCTTGCGACGAACCGCTGAGCGCGTGAACTCCAAGCAGGTCTGGGCATCCATGGGAACCAGCGTCCCATCAGCAGCGCTCCAGGCGAAGTCGAAGTCAGGCGTTGCCCAGCGAAGGTCGCCAGGTTGAGCACCGTCAATGGTAATCGCCGCAAGGGAGTCGGACATCTTCCCCAAAATATCGTCGACCTGACTTTGATTACCGCTCTGGTACGTCTTGCCGGCATACACGAATCCCAAAGCCGCTCGGCGATCACGCTCTTGGTCAACTTCGATTGGTTGAATAATGGGATCTGACCAATGATCACCCAGCCAGCGCTGTTCATATCGGTCAGGTGGACCGGTGACCTCTACAGCGTCTGCTGGTTGATCACCTACGTAGAAGTTCCCCAAATAAACCCCATTGGTATCTGCATAGTGCTTCGTGATCATCCCATTGCCCTCAGAACAATGTTGAAATAAGGTCCAGCGAGGAAAGGATTACCATTATCCTTATTTATAACAATGGGTCCGCCACCAACTCCAAACCTAATTGCTAACTCACTATTGGTGAAAGTTATAGACCCTCCACAACTTCCCGAATTTCCATTAGCGTTCAGATAGTTATGGCCAATTGGCCACTCGACGCGCTCACCAACTGCGTAGCCTCCAAATGCGCTTTTGCAAACTAGGTACGCGCTGACCACTTTCGGTATGAGGCCAAGACCATGAGCAACCGAGAAAGTACCGCCCGCAGCAATACTTTGCTGAGGGCTCTCGTAATATTTGGAGATCGGTGTGGTAGGAAAAGGCTGTGCGGCGTACCCGTCACCGGCCTGGTTAATAGCTAAGGCATATCCCGAAGTGGCAGATGTTGGGCGAGGAACGGAAACTCGAAACTCAACTCCATTACCTGCCGAATTCACACTCAGCATGTAGTCCGCCTTTCCTGAAATCGCAGGAATGCCCGCCGCCGCTTGCGCAGCCGCTGCCGCTGCCTGAGATGAGTCTCGATAATCCTTAGACTGGTTGGCGTAGGTCTGTGAGTTGTTCGCCTGGGTAGAAGCGGCGGTTACCTGGTTTTTTGCAAGCTGTACCTGTGCAGCCGCATCAGAGACCGACTGCGCAGCCGCCGTCGCGCTGTCAGCGGCGGCCTTCTTCGACGCTGCCGCAGCGTCGATCTGCTGGCCCATCCAGGTGATGGCATTGTTCATCTCGGTGGTGAACGGCCCCAGTGCTGCGGCCCACTTGTCAGCGACCACCGGATAGGTATCGCGCGCCATGCGCCGCTGGGGTGCCTCGGGCAAAGCGGTAATAGAGGGGTTCGCCATCAGATGAGCGCTCCTACTTCAAGGGTGCATTCGGAATACTTGCCGTTGGGGCAGACCACATTGAGGTCGCCGAACCGGCCGTAGATGAGGGTCCACTCGCGCTTCAGGTCGCCAATGAAGACGGCGGGCCGCGTGAGGTATTGGGTGAGCAGGCGCCGGAAGCTGGTGACCTGGGCGTCAGGGATCGAGATGGGGAACGTGACGTTGTAGCTGTAGCCCCGTTCGGTCACGTAGTCGTTCCCGAAGGTGTCCTTGTCCTTCGTGCTGAAGTCTGTGATCCCGAAGCCGGCCCCCATGAGCGCGGTGCCCAGGGTGACAACCTGGCCGGCCACCGCCATGGAGCAGGTAGCGGTGCCGCCGGCGCCCGCCTCCACCAGGATGTGGATCCGAGCAGTGCCGTAGGCCGGAAGGTCGGTCAGGGCAAAGGCATCCACGCGCTCAACGGAGGTGAACAGCCACTCCCACATGTCGCCTGCCACCGAATCGACCAGGCTGACCACCTTCGGCCCGTAGACCACCCCGTCCACGGGGTCGGTCATCGTGATTGTCGCCTGGTACCCCGACAGGCCGAACAGCGCCAGGGCGTTCACCACCGAACCCGGCGTGATGTCGACCTCGATGCTGGTCGGGTTCGACGTCAGGGTGCCCAGCAGCGTGACTTGCCGCTGTACCTTCGCTGTGCCTTGGGTGACGATCTGCCCAGCACTCTTGTCGAACATCCTCCACCTGTTCGTAGCCCCGGTATCCAGCCACTTCGGCGCGGAGACGTCATCAGCAGCAGGATCCAGGGCGTTGCTGTCGACCAGCGACTCGAACACATGGTGATTGCGGATCACCTGTTCGCCCTTCTTGTAGGTCCCCGCCGTCCAGGCCGGAGCATCCGTCTCCGGCACGCTGGAGTAGAGGTTCGCCGGCGTAATGCCTACCGGCTTGATCATCATCATGCTGGGGCTCCTTCAGCAGCAGCCTGGTTGCGCAGGACCTGGGTGTTCACCGCGGCCTTGCGGGTGTTGTCGGCGATCCAGAACAGGCGATCGTTCCCGGCGTCGGTTTTGTTCAGGATCTGCTGCAGCAGCGCGATGACACGACTCAGGTCGGCCTCGGAGAGCATCCCTGCGGTCTGGCGGGCGTTGTAGACGTAGCCAGGCTGGGCGAAATCAATGATTTCGGGGCCCTGCTCGCCCACCAGCGCCTTGCCGCCCATGTACTGGCCGCCGCTGGCAAACGCCGGGATCGAGCCATTCGCCATAGCTGCAGCGCGAATGGCTGCGGCGACATCCGTGACGTTCCCGGCGGCCACTTGCTGCTGCCAGTACGCGAGGCCCGCAGCGTCCGGCACTCGGCCGAGGATGGCCTGATACGCGGTGTTGATAGATTCGCCGTTCGCGGCACCCGCCTGGCTGATCGCATTGCCGAGATTGTTGCTGTTCACCGCACCGCTGCTGAGCTGCTGCTTCCAGTAGTCAGCCCCCGCCTGGTCAGGCGCCCGGCCGAGCGCTGCCTTGTAGGCGGCGTCGATCATGCTATCGGCGTTCATAGCCCCGGTACCGCCAGGGCGAGCGACGCCCACCGCTTCGCCGAACTGCTTCAAGGCCTCGGCGAGGGACAGCAACGTGTTGTTCACGCCGTTGATGCCGTCGAGCTGCGCCTGGGCAAGATCGAGCTGCGATTGGATGCCCTTGACCTGGAAGTCGTAGGACTTCTTGGCCAGATCCAGCTGGTCCTGGAGGGTCTTGACGCTCTTCTCGGCGTTGGTCAGCTGGTCGCCCGCGGTGATCGACAGCTCATTGATCAGCGCCGTGGAGCGACCCTGGTCACGTGCGAACGACAGCCAGTCCCCGTAGCGGCCAGCGCTGTTCCCGGCGACGGTGGAGACCGCCTGGTCCAGCCCCTGGAAGTTCGCGAGGCTGCCGCCGGCGCGAGCGATCGCCGCAGCCGACTCCAGGGTGGCCGTGGCCTGCCCGTAGAGCACGGAGGTCGCAGCGTCGCTCTGGCCCTGGAGCGTGCGGAGCGCCGAGGTCAGGCTGTTCGTCATTGATGTCAGCGATGAAACCGCCGACTGCGATGACGAGAGGCTTGCGTTCAGCGCCGCGGTACGCGCCGCGTAGGATTCAGCGAGGGCGTCCTGCTCGCGCTTCGCTGCCCGCTGGAGTGTGGCCATAGCGCCGTTCAGCATCGCGGCCTGCGCCTCGGCCAGGGCCTGGGCTGCCTGCTGCGAACGCGCTTCGAGCACGTCGTAGTAGGCGTCGGCCTGGGCTTGAAGCCCGAGCAGTGTGGCGATCTGTGCCTGGCCGGACTCGGTGGTCTTGTCCATCGACTTGACCAGGTCCCGGAATCCTTCCCGGGTCGCCGGCAGGGTGATGTTGACCAGACCGAACTGGCGCACCGCCTCGGCCAGGGTGTCGTTCGCCTTCTCCGTGTCGCTGAAAAAGTTCTGGTAGTACCCAGCCGCGTTCTGCTGCAAGGCCGAGAGACCGCCCGCCGCCGCCGACATCGATTCCGCCAGCTTCCCGCCGGCGACGCTGGTGTCGAACATCCCGATGTTCAGGTACCGGAACGCATCGTTGACGCTGTACAGGTTGTTGACGAAGGTCCGGAGCGACTCGAAGTTGTAGCCGCCCAGGCCGGCGCTGGTGGCGTCGTTGATGGCCATCGTCATCGAGTCGGCGATGCCGGCGAACCAGGTGGTGATCTCCTTCTGGATTTCCTCGTCGGTCTTGCCTTTCGTGCTGATCTGGGTACGGCCGATGGTCAGGCCACTCAGCACGCCGTCGTTGAGCGACACGCCCAGACGCCGGTAAAGCTCCTCGACCGAGTCCTCGGTGGTGTCATAGGTCTGCTGCAACAGCGCGGCCTGCTGATCCGGCAGATCGCCGAGCTCGGTGCGCTTCTTGTTGCTGGAGAACAGGCCACCCTTTTTCTTCTGGAACGCGAAGCTGTTGGCCTGGAGATCGCCACTATCGACGCCCAGGGCGATGCCGGTGTCCTTGGTCACCCATGCGCCGCCGAACAGCTTGGAGCCGAAGGCAGCGCCCAGGGCGGCACCGATCAGGGTGCCGATGCCGGGGATGATTGAGCCGATGGCGGCACCCATGGCGGTACCGGACAGCGCGGCCGCGGCAGCAGCGCCGGCCATGGTGCCGAGCGTAGCCCCGCCCCACCCGCCCACGCCGCCGGCGACAGCGCCTTTCCAGCCGGCGTTCTGGTAGCCCATGACGGCGCCGGTAAGGCCGCCGCCGATAGCGCCCAGGCCGGTAGCGGCGCCGCCCCAGGTCGTTGCACCAGCACTGGCACCTTGTGCCGCCGTCCAGTTGCTGAACTGAGCACCGGTATAGCCGGCCTGGCTTGCGCCGATGCTCGCGGTGTTCGCCGTGGCGCTGCCGAACATGCTGCCCAGCGACGAGGCGCCATAGTCATAGACGCCCTGGAGGCCGCCCGACTGGAAGGCGTTGTACAGGTCGGCGCCGGTGCCGGTCAGGAACTTGTAGGCGGACTGGCCGTAGCTGAGCAGGTTGCCAGCGTTGGTGCCGCCGGTAGAGCCGGTTCCCGATCCAGAGCCGGTGATGTTGCTCAGTATCGCGGGCAGGCCGCCGCCGGAGTTGCCACCCCCCGCCCCGGCTATCAGCTGGCGCAGCTCGATGCGAGCGAAGTCCGCCGCGATAGAGCGAACGAGGTCGCCGAGAGATATCTTGCTGCGGGTGATGAACTGCAGCAGGTAGTCTTCGATGCCCTTTAGGCCATCGGTGAAGGCATCCCGAGTCTGGCCAGCGACATCACGAGCGTTGCTGAGGTAGTCCTGCCAGGCGCCGTTGGCACCGCGCACCCAGTCAGCCTGGGCCACCTGGACCTTTTGGTAGTTCTGGACTGCCGTCTCTTGCAGCTGCTGTTGCTGCCGCTGGAGCTTGATCAGGCGCTCTTCGTAGGCGGCCTGGTCGAGCCCCTTCGCCTTCTGGTCGTCCAGGTCGCTGAGCTTCTTGGCGTAATCGGCTGCCAGCCTGGTCATCTCTCCGTAGAGCGCTGCCTGCTCGCGACCCATGCCCACCGCCGCAGCGGCTTGGTCGCCTTGCAGGCGGAGGGCGTCGACCTGGGCATCCAGCGCCCTGGTGTAGCTATCGGTCGACTGCTGCAGGCCGTTGAGGCGGCCCTGCTCCTTGGTGGCCAGCACCTCTCGCTTGGTGTTGATGTCCTCCAGCGCCTTGGTCTGCGCGGCCTGGGTGTCGCTCAGCTTCTGCTCCAGCGAGATCCGCTGCTGGGCGGAGAGATTGCCGCGACCCTGCAGCGCCTCGATGGACGCGATCTGGTCATCGTAGGCGGCCTTGACCTTGTCCTTTTCCTGGTCCAGCAGGGCTGCGCGCTGGGTGTAGGCATCGCGCTGGGAAACTAGCCCGGCCTGGGCGGCGGCCTCGATCTTGCGGTCGGCGTTTTCGTACTCGCCCACCACCAGCTTGAGCTGGTTCTGGAGGGCGTTGATGGAGGTGGTGTCGAGGGCGGGGGCGGCGATCTTTTTGGGCTTTACAGCAGCGTCGTCGATCAGCTTCTGGCGGACAGAGTTGTACTGCTTTTCGATGGCGGCACGGTCAATGCCCTCCTGGGCCAGCAGTCGGCCACGGCGCTGATCCAGCTCGGCCAGATCGGTCTTGAGCTTCGCCTCCTTACTCAGCGACTGGTTGTAGGCGGTCTGCAGGGCGGTCAGGTCGGCGGATGCCTGCTTGCTGTTGTCAGCCTGCATTCGCTGCCGCCAAGCCCTCTCAGTGCTGTCCTGTTCGGACTGCAGTAGGGATGTAAATTCGGAGCGTATTGATGCCTCGCCCCCAGCCATGAGCATCATGTCCGGGTTGTCGCCGATGGACAGCGGCGCTGCCTTTGCCATCTGCACCTGCTTCAGGCGCTCTTGGAGCTTGGCGAACTTCTGGTCGAAGGTTTCCTCGCGGCCGATGTCGAGGAAGGCATCCCAGGCGCCCTTGGCCGCACCCGCGACGCTATTCCACGCGGTTTCGACGTAGCCCAGGTTCGCCTTGATGAAGTCGGCACGCTCCTTCAGCGCGTCGGCATAGGACTGCTCGGCCAGGCTCGCCGCTGACTGCTGGTCGCCCTGCTGGGCGAGCGCCTGGATCTGCTGAAACGTCGCCGCCGACAGATAGCCCATCTGCTCGGTGAGCTGGCGGGAGGCGGCAACCGGATCTTTCGCCAGCCTGGCGAAGTCGCCGACGATACTGTCGATCGATGTGCCAGTCTGCTTCGAATACGAGACCGCCGCGACCGCCAGCTGCTCAAGATTGCCGCTGGCGAGGCTGCCCGTGGCAGCTAGCTTGGCCAGCACTTCGGCGGCCTGCCCGGTGGTGCCTACAGTGGCGCCGACGTTCTTCGCCATCTGGGCGAGCTGGGACGTGGTCACGCCAGCAGCATTCCCGGTACCCACGATTGCCAGGCGGTAGGCGTCGGCTTCCTTAGAGCCCTGGTAGTAAGCAAGCCCGAGCACACCAACGGCAGCTGCGGCCGCTGTAACTGGATTTACCATTCCTGCGATATATCCGCCGAATGCCCGTAATGCAGGCGCGGCGCCGCCAAAGGAATCTTTGATTTGCGCGCCTTGCTGCAAAAATACAGTCAGGGGCGATTGTCCGGCCTGCAGACTTACAACGATGTCCGACATTTGCGCCGGAAGCATTCGCATAGCCGCCGCAGTTTGCTTGGCTGTATTTCCAGTGCGGGTCAACTGCTGATCGAAGTTGCCTAGACCGGTGCGCGCGGTTTCAATCTTGGAGTTATAAAGATCGAAACTTTCTTTATCCAGAAGGCCAGCCGTTTTAAAGGCGCGAAGTTTCTTCTGCTGCGCGTCGAGCTTGTCGAGCGCTCCAGTGACCGGGTCAATCGCGCCCAGCAGCTTGCCAAGCTCTTCCCTCTGCTGGCGAATAGCCTCCGAGGCGCCTTTCGACGAGTCGCCGACCTTCTTGCTAGCAGCGCCCCAGGACGTCCCAACCTGGCCGGCAACCTGTTGCGCCTTGCTTCCAGCAGCTACCAGGCGCTCCAGATCGTCAGCGGTCTGCTCGACCCCATCCGACGCGACCCGAACTCCCAACTGAGCAATCGACGGTCCGCTCATACTTTTCTCCGGGCATAAAAAAACCCGCCGAAGCGGGTTCATTTTATATTTCAGTTACATCGCGGTGATTTTAAAAATTCATTTACGCTAGGCAGTTGAGACACATCCACATCGTAATCAAGTTGTCTATTGCCATTAGCCAACACTTGGATTCTAACTCTCTTCGAAGTAAGAAGCTGTTCTAAAAACTTGGGATCCATAATAACGACAGCCCCTATCTTTCGCTCTACATCTGTCGTATCGATAGTTGGCGATGCCTTACCATCATCAAATCGATAACGATAAGAAGTTGGCCAAGACAGGTCTCCTATAGCAAAACTGTCAAAAGTATATTGAACGCCCCTATTTTTGATATATACCGCCGTACATGTTTTCTTGTCGGTCATCGAGTCCGACGACAGATGCACACTCCAACCATCAATCGTATCTATATTTTGACCGATGCCTGCAAAGGCACTAGCCGAAATCAACAAACCAAGAGCTGCAGCTACTATTTTCAAGACATCGACCTCCCTGGATAAAGTGTGGACTCTATCCCACGGGGGCGGAAAAGGAAAAGGCGCCCGGAGGCGCCCTACCCTTGCCAGGCTAGCTCAGTCGAGCAGTGGGCGACTGTCAGGCACTGGGAAGAACGGAGCGTGCTGCATGTGCTCGTTGAGGCGGTAGGTCGCGTCCTCGATGATCCTGCTGAGCAGGTACATCAGCTCCTTGCGCGCCCGCCACTCGATTTCCAGGCCTTCCGTGTTGGCGCCCTGGGCCTTCAGCTTCCGTATGGCATCCCAGATAGGCGACTTGAATTCGCTTGGCGCCAGTACCTTCAGCCCCAGGAACAGGCCATTGTGACCGTTCACCCTCTGCGGCCCAGCAGTGAGCGCCGGGTTGTTCTGCCAGATCCAGGCGGCCGGGTAATCGAAGTCGTTGGCAGCCTCCTGGCGGGGGAGCCACTGGCCTTCCCAAACGTATGCCGCTACGAAACACCGGGCAGCATCCAGCTGACTCGCTGGGATGTCATGGATCGAGCTTACGCTGAATGCCTTACGCAGCTGGCTCCACATGTGGTTTTGGGCGCCGGCCTGCAGCGATTTGGGCAGATGAGCCACTTTCCCTTTCGCAACCGCTCCCAGCATATGGAAGCCATCGGTGCCGATGGTCTGCGCTGCGATTGTTGCCGCTTGGTGGGGCACTACAGCTTGGAGTCTTTTCTCGCACTCAATGAAGTATCGACGCGCCAGGCGCCCCTTCTCGTTGCGCTCGACCATGGCCAGCTCTTTGCCCATATCCAAACTGATGTGGTACTCGCGGCCTCTGCGACCGCCAGAGCTTTCGGCCAAAAATGACCGAAAGTCCTGCCCCTCCTGGAAACCGTACTCCTCAATACGGCGCGATATCCATTTCCTGAACTCCGTATCGATATCCAGAAATCGGTGAAGCGTGCGGGCGTCAACAAGGGGCTGGTCGTCCAATTCAGACCGGAACACCGGGATGACAACGTCAATAGCCGTGCTATGATTTTCCACGTGAATGACCTCGAAATTGTTCACACCCTGAAGCCCTGGCGTCTGGTACACGTCGGGGTTTCGTCTTTTCAGCGTTCTGATTTTTCATCTCGCTTCTTCGCCTCTACGATCAGCCCGAGAATCACCGCCTGCATGCTGTGGTAGTTTTCCTTCGCCTTCTCTTCGAGCCAGGCTTTCAGGTCAGACGGGAGGCGAAGCTTGAATTGCGCGTCATTGCGTGACATTGGTTTCTCCTTAATGGACCTACTAGGTTCAATTAGTAGAACCTAGTAGGTCCGTTGTCGTCAACACCTATTTGGTCCATCATCCAAGCATGACCATTCAAACCGACCCCCAGTACAAGCTTCGGCTTCCTGCCGAGCTGAAGAACTCGATTGAGTTCGCTGCTATCCAAAATCACCGTTCCATGAACGCAGAGATCGTGGCGCGCCTGACAGAAAGCTTCACCGAGAAGCCCACAGAGCCGAAATCGCTGTTCCAACTGATTGAGGCCGTGTTTAAGGAAGCCGAGAAGAAAGGCTTGCCGGTGAAGGTCATCATCGGCGAAGAAGATGATGAGGAAGACGAGCAGGACGACTAGGACCGCCGCCATGCCCAAGCCAGCCCCGACACTGCATCCCTGGGACGTCGCCGACCACCTCCAGACCGAGGAGGATATCGCCCTCTTCATTGAGGCAGCCCAGCAAGACGCGGCGGGCGATGCTGCCTACATGGCGAAGGCGATGGAGGAAGTCGAGCGGGCGCGGAGACTGAACGAAGCCCGGACCTCGCCGGATACCGACAACCCTGAGTGGACCGAGCGGATGGTCAGCGAATCCGTCCGCTTGGATGACCTTCCCCCGTCCCTGCAAGAGAAGCTACGGAAGAAGCCCTAGCTCTCCCGATTCTCCGCCATCGTCTTCAAGGCCTGCTTCTCCATAACCCGGATATCCCTGAACACCTCCCTCCGGCGCTTCTTCCCGCGCACCCCGACCATATCCATCACGAGCGGCACCACGCTGTAGTCGAAGCCGGTAGGACCGCCCATCCCGGTGCGCCACTGGGTCATCATTCCCTCGAACACCGCGAACGACTGCTCGTTGGCCGCCCAAATCTCGATCACATCCTCCCCGATGTCCTCAGGGAGGAAGCCCAGGCCCGCCAGCTGCTCAGTGCTCGCGGTGGTGACATAGAGCAGGTGGGCGACCTCGATCAGTTTCCCTCGCGAGCCGGCTCGTAGGCGGCCTTGAACGCGGCGATGATCGCGTCCGGCACGGCGACGTAGGTGGCAACGAGAGCGCGGAGATTCTCTTCGTTGAACTCCTCCACGAAGCCCCAGCCCGCCACGATCTTCTGCAGGTACTCGACCTGGAATTCCTTGGACTGCTCGGTAACGCTACTCACGTTCGCGCCTTCCGCGGTCATCAACTCGGCGAATCTCCGGCCCTGCTCGACCTCAGAATCGACGAGGGCGGACACCTCGTCACGGTCAAGGAACTTGAACTCGAAGTTCACCTTGACCGGCTTGTCGCCGATCTGGGGAATGTCTACGGGACGGGTAAAGGTGGGTTTCTGCTTGATGCTGATCTTGGCCATCTACTGGGCTCCGGAGGGAAAGAGGGGGTACCACACCGCCCTTAGGCGGTGTAGCGGGTGCTGCGGCTGGACAGGGAGAAGCTGATGGTGCGGGTCATCACCTGGTTGCGGCTCATGGTGGGCAGCTGCGTGATGCTGACGAAGCCCGGCAAAACGATCATGCCGCCGCTGGGGAAAATGACGAAAAGCACGGTGCCGATCTTGGCTTCACCGAAACCCTCGACCACCGCGACGTAGGCCGCGTCGGGTTCGTCCTGAACCGGAATCGAGACGCTCTGCGGGTTGCGGTTGCTGGGGAACTGGCGGTCGTCGTCTTCGCTGAGGTAGCCGACCGTTGCGAACTGCTGTTCGCCGCCGCTGGTGGTGAAGTCGGTCACCTTGGTGATCTCGGTCCGGGTCATGACCTTCACGAAGCTGCCGGTGCCGCCGCTCGGGGTGTAAATCTGGATGTTCGAGGTGTCGACCTTCTCCAGCTGGAAGGTATCGGTGGTCACACCGGACACACGGGCGACGCGGTTGTCCAGCTTGCTCCAGCCGGAGGTCAGCATGACGATGTCGCCATTGCTGAGACCGTGGGCCGTCGAGGTGACGACCGCCGGCAGTGCGTTGGAGACCGCGGTGATGGTCTTGGCCGTCGACAGAGTGTTGGCGACCTGGATGATGGAGCCGTTGGGTAGCGGAATGCGGGTTGCCATTGAGGCTGTCCTCTCTAGAAATGAAAAAGCCCGCACTAGGCGGGCTGTCTCGGGGGGTTCCTCCGGGCGGAGGGTGTTCGCCTCAGGCCGGGCGGCGCTTCGGCATGGCGGTGAGGCCGAGGGTGAAGGTCACCGCCAGCAACTCGTTGCGGATCAGGGTCGGGAAATACCCGCCCGTGGCGTAGGCCGGGAACGTGATCAGGGCGCCGGAGGGCAGCCGGATCTGCCAGGCCAGCAGGCGCTGGACGTCCCTGGCGCTCGTGATGAGGGTTGCGTGTGTGGACTCGGGGTCGTCTTGTACCTGGAGCGCCACGTCGTGCTGACTCCGACCAGTGGGGAACCGGACGTCCTCGTAGCCATCAAGGGGCTGATGTGACGACCATTTTTCCTCGCCGCCAGAAGGGTTCAGGCCGGAACCGGTCACCTTCTTCACCTCCACCCAACTGCTGTCCGTAGGCTCCGGCACCACCATGGTTTCGGGATCGATGCTGGTGGAGACGAAGACCGTCGTTCCGTTGGGTAGCGGGATGATCTTCTGCATAGCTTACCTACTTCGGGGCGCTGCCCTGGTAGGTCAGGGTGGCGGGGATGGTGTAGACGGTGTTCTCCGGGATCGTCGGGCCCTGGGCCAGCGCCTCGACCACCTGGCCGGCGAACTTGCCCTGATCCAGGAACGAATCGAGCGGCAGCACAGCATTCAGCTCGGCGATCAGGCCCTCGGGGACGCTCTGTGGCTGGCCCTTCGGCGTCACCACGCTGATCTGGTAGATGCCGCGGTACTCCAGCGCATCGGTGCCCAGGTAGCGGCAGCTGGTGCTGGAGGGAATCAAGAAGGCGCGCAGGTACGGCTGATCAGCCTGCGGCGTGAAGGACTCGACGCCATAGGCAACGCCGATGCCCTTCGCTGTAGCCCAGGCCGCAAGCTTGGTCTCGATGGCCTGGCGCGCCAGTGCATGGCTCATACGGCATTCCTCGCTGCGGCTTCCTCGACGATGCGATCAAACTCGGCCACGGTCAGCCGGACCATGCCGTTCGGCGCCATTTGGCTGTGCCCGTACTCGAGCGGGATCGCATAGATCAGGGTATTGACGATGTAGGCGATTTGGCCCGGCTCGAGCGCGTTCGCCGCGGCAATCAGCTTGGCTATCGTCGCGTCGCCTTCCTTGTCCGTGGCGATCAGGCTGCTGTTCGCTGGGGCGCCGATGGTGAACTGCCAATTCGCCTTAAACCGGCCGGTGTCCACCGGGCTTAGGTTGATCAGCGATTCGCCGATCTGGATGACAATGTCCTGGATGGTCTGCTCGATGGCGGCCATCGCGAGCTCTCGGAAATCCTCCAGCTGGGCCTCGAAATCTCCGGACTTATCGCCATAGCGCGCCGTCATGTGGTGCTGCCTGCCCATGGCCTACGCCCTCCCCTGGACCTCGTAACCGCAGTCGACGCCGGCGAAGTTCCAGGCCTCCACGTTGATCACGCGGTAGAGCGTCCCGTCGAAGCGGACGGTGTCGCCAGTGACAGGCTTCGGGAGATCACCGCCGGCCAGCTGCACGGGCGATACCAGCAGCTTCACGTCGCCCTGCTGGATCGCCGTGCCGTCGATCTCGTCCTGGGTGTAGCTGTAGCGCAGCCCCGATCCGTCGTAGGACGTGGAGCCTGTAACAGAGCCGCCGGCGACGGGGTCGTAGGCACCGCGAGTGGCCTGGTTGAGCACCAGCGCCATGCCCTTCCCTTCCGGACGCGGTGCAAGCATCCGGATGGCCATCGCCCTGCCGCGATCATGGATATCCCCGGTCATGTCCACTCACCTTTCGTGATGAACTTGTCCGCGTGGTGCACGCCGATGCGGACTTTTCCGCGCAGCGTCTTCGTGACCAATTCGTCACCCTCGACCCGAAGGCGCCCTGCCTCATCTCTGGCGTAGATGACCACCAGCCCCTCTTCTTCATCAGCGGTGACGGCGTCCCGTTGCTTTTCGTCGTCGAGATAGACGTCGACACGACCGACCAGGCCAGGGCTATAGCCAGGGTCTTGCGGATCTGCTGACACGCGCATTGCTACCTCCAGGTCACTCGATAGGAGACCGTGCACCGGCAGTTCGCCAGGTCGGCCCAGGAAGCGCCCAGCGTCTTGTCGCCGGGATAGTTCAGCCGCGCGCCGGTGGGCGACTGGAACGGCTGGTTGAAGCCCACCCGGATACCGCCCAGGGTGACGTGGGCATGGCGGACGCGCAGATCACCCTTGTTGCGCCAGATCTTCTCCACGCTCAGCGGGCGCACGGGGCCTTCCAGCAGCTGGGCGTGGAGGCGGTTGAAACCGGCGTTCAGAGCCTCGTGAGCCTGGGCCTTGGCCACCAGCAGCGCGTGGGCCTTTACCTTCCGGTCGGCGTAGGCCGTGGCGATCTTCTGGACGTCTGGGGCGGCCACCGGCTTCTGCAGCTGGATGGCGCGCTCGACGATGCCGTCCAGGCGCTTGTCCCGGTCGGCCCTGGCCAGGTACTGGCGCATGCGCTCGGCTACGCCGCTGCTGAGCTGGTCGCGGGTGCTAGCGATGGCCTGGGCCTCGGGTGCCGACAGGCCGAGCACACCGCCCTCTCGGAGCCCGGTGCGGGAGTTCAGCCGCCCCACTACGTCCAGGGCGATATGGCGCGGCGTGCGGCTGGCGGCGCGGCCTGCTGCGGTGGTCACCCGGATGGCCTCGGCCTGCTCGCGGGCAATGGTGGCGGTCAGATCGGCGGCGTTCTGGGTCAGCCACTGCTGGGCGGCCGGCGCGTGCTGGTCGAACTGGACCCGACGCCCACCTGGCATCTTGATCACCACCAGGGTGCCGCCCTTGATGTAGGTGGTCCGGATCGCCTCCAGCAGCGCGGCGAAGACACCCAGCGCCAGGGCGGCCACCAGGCCCTGGTCGTCCTGCTGCGCGATCAGGCGCTCGACCTCGACAATGGTCGCCGCGTCCACCGTGGCCCGGATCTGGTCCAGATAGGCGCGCTGCAGGGCCGGCGTCATGCCGTCCATCGCGGCCAGGATCTCGGCCTCGTTCACAACACCACCATGGCGGGCAGCTCGTAGCGGGCGACCAGCACCGGGGCGATGATTTCGTCGATCAGGGTGATGACCGGCCGGGTGGGCGCCGCACCTGGCGCGCTGGCATCCGGTACCGCGAACGTGGTCTCCAACGGCCCGAGCTTCTCGCTCTTGACCAGGCTGGTGGCCACGAAGTCGGGGCTCAGGCTGCCCGGGGTAACCAGCTCGCGCAGCGCAGCCTCGTAGGTGGCCTGTTCGACCTCGGCGGGGACCTCGGTGGCACTGATGGCCGCACCGGTGTAGTCCTGGGCGTCGGTGCGGGGCCATTCCCGGGCCTGGGTCCGACCTAGGGTCTTCTCGCCGGGGAACAGAGATGCCCAGCGGCCCGACGGGTAGCGCTTCCGGTATCGGCCGTCGATGTAGACGGACGCCCGCAGCAGCGCGGCCAGCTTGTGATCGTTGTCACCCGCCCAGCCGGTGTTGGCGCGGGCGGCGTGGTAGGCGTCGGCGCCCAGCAGGGAGCCGTAGAAGTCTGCCATGGCGTCGATCTCGAATAGGTGGGCGGCGAACCGCCCTGGGTGTTACTGCGGCTGGTCGGCAAGCAGCTTCTTCAGGTCATCCAGCGAGGCCTTCTCGTCGAACGCGACGTTCTTGGCCTTCAGCGCGTCGATAATCGCAGCGCGCTCCTGGGCTTCCTCGGCGTCGGCCAGCTGCTTGCGCAGCTTTTCCACACCAGTGTTCGGGTGGGGGTTCACGCCGAACGCCTTGAGCTTGGTCAGCAGGTCCTGCTTTTCGAGGTCCTCGGTCGAAGTGCCATCGCCTTGGCCGCCATCGACGGTCAGGACACCGATACGGACGTAGTGGGCCAGGTTCACCCGGTCCTTGATCTCGTCCCAGTTCTCGACGTCCAGGTTCTGCTTGGGACCGATGACGCCGCCGTCCGGCAGGCCGATGGGGGTGGTGCTGGTGTTGGTGATCACAGGCATGGTCGTCTCCTCAGATGCCGTCGATGTAACGCATTTGGGTGGGTTGGCGAACGTCGACACCGCCCAGGCGGAAGATGCCGGGCACTTCGAAGCGCAGCGGACCGGCCTGGTACACCGGCAGGAAGCGGTGCGGCATCGGCATGTGGAGCTTCAGCACCGAGGGGTCGCGGCGGTAGGTCACCATCCGGGCGGTGCCGCCGGCTCCAGCGGAGTTCAGGCCGCGCAGAGCGCGGATGGTCAGCGGTCGGCCGGTGCTGGCGGTGTAGACGTTGTTCTGCAGCAGCCAGTTGAGGATGGTCTGGGTCGACAGCTCCGTTACCATGCGGGTGCTGATCGCGCTCCAGCGATCGTAGGGCAGCAACAGAGTGTCGGCGATGACGGTGAATAGCGTGCCCTGGGCCTGACCAACCAATGCGTTGTTCACGTCCTGGAGGATCTTGTCCGAGGTAGTGTTCAGCCAGTTACCGTTGGTAGCCGTACCGGCAACGACGTTCGGAGCGTTGGTTACCCCGTAGAAGCCCTTTTCGACATCGCCGTATAGAGCGACACGGTCAACCATTTCCTCGTTCGCGCGTCGGGCGGCTTTGGCGTCCTCGGCGTCGAGGTTGTAGCCCACCATCTGTGCCTGGCTGATCTCCTCGAGACCGTAGCCGTAACCAATAGCCGCCGTATGGACTTGAGTCTCGAATTTCGAGAGCTCGGTTCCGGCGCGCGGGATATCGTCTGCGTTGCCATTGATCCAACCGGCCTTACCGTACTTGTCCGAAGAGAAGTAGGTGACCGTTTTTGCCCAAGGCGCGGCTGAGGTATCCACCGGCACCAGGCCAGGATATTGGATGTCGGGATAGACGATCTCGTTGACCTGGCGCTCAATGTGCGCGGTCTGCGAGATCACGAACGCCAGGGCGGCCTGGGCGTCCAGTAGCTGAGTAGGGCGCATGTTCGTTCCTTACTTGATGAAGATGTTGGCGACGGCGCCGGCCGCGCCGCTGGTGTCCCAGCGTGCGTTCGGAACAGTGATGCCACCGGTGTTGCTGAACGTGCCGGTGGTGGTGACGGTGACCGGATCACCTGCCGCCACCGCAACGGCGGCGGTGACGCTGATCGGGCCAGTGAGCAGGATCCGCGCGGATTCGTACTGGACGTAGCCGTTGGGGCCACTGGCCGAGCGGTCCAGGACGGTGACGCCCACGAACTTGGCCGCGGTGTCACCACTGGCGAAGGCGCGAACGGCCTTGTCGGCAGTGCCCTGGAACACCGGCACGCCAAACGCAAGGCCGGCAGCGTCCTGGACGGTGCGGGACACCAGGTCGGCGTGAGTCATGTCCGGGATGTGGCCCGGTACGCTGGCGCGGATGTTCTCGGAATAGCTGGTCTGAATGGCGGGCATTACTTGGCACCTCCTTTCCAGGCATCAGCCAGGCGGGTCTCGTAGGCTGCCTGGCCGTTGTCGTTGGGATTCTTGATCTGGCCGTCCTGCGTCTTCAGGTGCTGACGCACCGGATCGCTGGAGTCCTCGACCAGGATGTCGAAGCGGGCGGTGATGTAGTCGGCGCTCTTGCCGGCCACAGCGGCGTCGCCCAGTTTGGCCACCACGACAGCCTTGCGGATCTCGTCGTCGCTCTTGCCGCTGTAGTCGGCGTCGGCGATGGACCTGGCCTTGCCGATCAGGTCGCCGCGCGCCTGGACGCGAGCATCGATCTGGGCGTCGGTGAGCAGTTGCCCCTTCAGCTTCTCGATCTCGTTGTCCTTGCCCGCCAACTCGCGGTCCTTGCCGGCGATGGCCGCGTTATGGGCGTCGGTCAGCGTCTTCACGTTGGCGCCCGCATCGGCCAGCTGCTTGGTCAGCTTTTCGATGGCCTGGGCGCCTTGGTCGGTGGTCAGCACGGACAGGCCATCGACCAAGACCGTGCGCAGAGAATCAGCCATGGGATGGCCTCCGTTGTGAGTGGGGTGCGCAGGGGTATTCGTACCGGGGCTGCGCTGGTCCCCGATCCGTAGTTGCTCGCCACCTCGCGCCCGATCCACGAGCGCCAGGTGATTCATCCGCATGCTTTCCACGCGGGCATCGTAGGGTTCGCCCTCGGGGGTGAATCCGTCCTCGAAGACGACGATGGCCTCTAGGCCCATGGAGAGCTCGCGGCGCCCGTTCTCGACGTCCTGGATCGCCGCGGCGTCCATGACAACCATCGGGACACGGACGAATTCGCCATCGCGCAGCACCTCGGCGCCGGTCTGGCCCACGGCGAGTTGCTTCCAGTTGGTGGCATTCACGTCGCCGTGGTGGCCGTTAGTCATCGGGCGGTAGGCGTAGGAGCGCATCGCGTCCTCGGCGAACACGGCCTCGGGCGGGCGGTACAGCCGGACAACGGGCATCTCAGGCTTGCCCACCTCGGTGCCGAGGTAGTCCTGGATGCCAGTGCGCGCTACCCGGGCCTCGGCCACGAGGTAGCCGTCAGTGGTTCGGCGGACAGCCGAAACCGACACGGAGTCGTGCAGGAGCATGGTTTGGTCCTTGGCGCTGGGCGCCTCTTCAGGGGGTGATTTCGGGCTCGGTATCGCCCTGGCCGCCTGGGTCCGGATCGCCCTCGCCGCCCTCCTCGTCTGGCAGCGCTGCGCCGTACTCCTCCATGGCCGCCTCCAGACCGGGCAGGACGCTGTTCTCCACCAGGGCATTCTCAGCGGCTCGCGACAGCGCAGCGTCCGGGAACAGCGCGGCGTCCCTGATTACCTTGATGGTGTCCGCCACGGTCTTGCCGATGGTGGCGCGCTCCGGCGCCGTGGGCTGCCAGAGGCTGTTCCAGATGTAGTGGATCTCGGCGGGGCGGCTGCCCAGCGCGGAGCGGATCAGGCACTCGTCGAGCACGGCCATGGCGGGGCCGGCGTCCAGCTCCTGGCCGGCCTGGATACGGTCGTAGTAGTTGCGGAGGTCGTTGTCCCCGGTGGCGTTCATGCCGGCGGGCGACTGGCCGAGCAAGCGCGTGGCAGGGATGTCTGCGGCGCCGGCCACGGCCTGGAGGAAGCGGTCCATGATGTCGGGGAGCGTGCCGAAGTTCGCCGTCTTGGACTGGTAGTCCTCCATGGAATCCAGCATCAGGGCGCCATTGATGCCCTTCGCCATGGCCGCCAGCCGGAGGCGCTCGAGCAGCTGCTGCTCGTACCGCGGGTCCTGAAGGCTCTGCATCAGGTCCGGGATCTTGATGATGTCGACCTTGGACTCGAACACCAGGCTTGCGACGTTGGCCATCGTGCCATCGCTCTGCTTGATCGCCTCCATGATGGCGGTGAGCACCGAGTCGCTCCAGCCGAAGGCCTCGCCCTGCACCATCTCGGGATCGGCATGCTCGGCACCCTGGAACACTACCAGCCGCGAGGGGTGGATAACGACATCCGAGCCAGCCAGCCGGTAGGCCTCGGGTTTGCCGAACAGCGGGGACATGACGTCCCGTTCTATCTCGGTGGCCTGCAGCTGGCGCCGGCTCATGACCGTCAGGTAACGCACGCCGCCCTTGCCGATGCGGTCCGGCCGCAGCTCGGTCGACGTGTCCCGGTCGCCGGTACCGATGAACACCGCGGCTCCACCGAACAGGCGACCCCGGATCATGGCGGTACGGATGCGCGCCACCAGGGCCAGGCGCTTCTCCTCGGCCTCGATGGCCTGGATCTGCTCCTTCGAGGCTTGCCACCCGCGCCAACGCCGGCAGGCGTCGAGCGCGGGGATGTCGACGATCTTCCTGGGCAGCCAGCTGCCGCGGTAGGCGGCGAGCAGCTGCTCGTCCGTCATGATCGGGAGTGCGTAGCCGGAGTGCGCAGCCTTGTCCCGCTCGGTGCCGAGGTTGGCCACGAGATTGACCAGCTTGTCGGTGAGGAACTGTTTGACACCCATCATGCGACGCCTGCGAGGGAATACTTCGTGATCGGGTATTCCTTGTGAATGAAGTAGCCGCCGGCATCGGGCCGGTGGTCGTTGCCTTGCTTCTTGTCGGGCTCGCCGTTCTCGGCCCAGACCTGCTGTTCCAGGTCGTCGGCATAGGTCGGGCACCGGTCCGCGTTCACGCGATAGCGCCGCTCGCCCGCTGCGTTGCGGAACATGGCGTTCATGGCGTTGATGCGGTCCTTGACCGGGGGGTTAGCGCCTGGCGCTACCACGATGAATCCGGCCTGCTTCAGCAGAGAGATGTCTGTCTCGCTGGCGCGCACCGACTTGCGCGAGTCACCGCTGGCGTCCGGGTAGATCCGGATCTGGCGGGTGTTGCGGTATTCGGTCCCGGTATAGAGCCAGTACCGCTCCTTGATCTTCTGGATCATGTCCGGCGTGTCGTAGCCGTTGATGATCTCGTCGACGGCGTGCGGCAGCCCCAGGCGCTTGACGTGGACGATGGCCGACATCTTGCCGACGTTGAAGTCCATCCCCACGAACAGCGGCTCCCCGGCCTGGATGGTCTCCTGGCTGCCGTTGAGCTTGCGGTCATAGGCGGTGTAGATCGTGCCCGAGGTCAGGTTCACGAACTGGCCATCGAGGTAGGCCATGATCAGCTGCTCGGGGTAGGACTCCATCAGCGAGGGGATGTAGTCGTCCGGCAGGTTGAGTTCGTTGTCGAAGGTGCTGGCCTGCACCAGGCCGTACATGCCGGCCATCGCCGGCTTCTCGCGCAGCTGCTTGACGAACTGCTGATAGACGAACTTGAAGCCCTCGGGGGTCGTGGTGACGTCCACCCCGTTTTTTAGCCCGTCCACCTTGTAGCGCATCCGCGCGATGATCTTGCGCCAGGCCTGCTGGGCCTTGGCCGCCGGCAATACGTCCAGCTCGTCCACCAGGGCATGGCCGACCTTGAAGCCGACGATGGTCTGGGGCTTCTCCATGGACCGGCAGATCGCGGTGCTGCGGTACTGGCCGCCGCTGTAGAACTCCACCTCCTTGTCGCTCTCCTTCGTCCGGACCTTGAGGCCCCAGTCGAAGGCGACTTCCTCGATGGTCGGGAAAAAGATGTCCCGGATCTGCGGGTAGGTCGGGGCGAAGTAGCCAGAGTTGATCCGCGGCCACTCCCAGACGTGTTTGCACAGCGCGGCGCAGCCCACCCAGGTCTTCCCCGAACCGAACCCCGCCACGAACCCGCGAAATTTGTGGCGCAGCTGCAGGAACCGCGCCTGGGGCACGTTAAGCGTCGGCATCGCGCACCCTCGCATCCACCACCTCGACCTGCACGCGGGTCGGCGGCAGATCGTCGTGCGGCATCTCGGCCTTGGTCTGGCGGTTGACGTAGACGTCGCCCACCTCCTTGGCCGCCTGCTCCAGCAGTTGGGCGGTCAGCGCCAGATTCCGCATGCTCTCCGCCTTCTCGGCCATGCGGCCCAGGGTGCGGAGACGGTGCGCGCGGTTGGCGATCGGGATGTCGGCGGTCTCCTCGCGGAACCGCTTCCGGGTGTCCTCGAACAGGACCCTCCAGCGCTTGGCCAGGTCCCGCCCGGCGTACTTCGTGGGGTCGTGGCTTTCGCACTGCTGGCGGCTGACCTCGATCCCGAATTCCTCTTTGACGGCTGCTGCCACCTGGGAGGGCGTGTCGAAACAGGCCAGGGCCTGAACGATGAAGGCTTTCACATCGTTGCTCAGGGTGGCCATGGTTCTACTTCCGTCAAGGGTCTGTCAGAGGTCAAGCCGACTTGAGCAGACAGGTTCCGCAGGCCCTCGCAATGTTGATCTTCTCCACCTCGGGACGACTGTTCGCGGCTTCCACCAGGCGCTGCACGTCTGGGCTGGCGCCATAGCGACGCACCACGCCGACGAACTCCTCGACGTCATGGCCGCGCAGCTTGAGCTTCGGCATGCCGTCCCGGGTGAATGCGGGAGCGCCGAAGCCATCCAGCTCCTGGGCAATGTGGTACAGCTCGTGCTCGACCAGGGCGCAGAACTCGGCGTCGCTGCATTCGGCGCAGTAGTCGGCGGCCAGGGTGATGATGAAGTCCGGGATGTCTCCGAACCACTCCACCATCTGCTGCTCTGCCCTCGCCTTCTGCCAGCCACCAGCGCGGAACGCGACCTGCTCAGCCTGGCCCAGTACCAGGCGGCTCGCCTTGACGAATCCCGTCCTGGCCCAGAGGAAACCGATGTCCGCATCGAGCAGGTGGATGTGGTCCTCGTTGCGCAGTCTCCCTCCCTCGCGGACGAAGGTGTCCATGGCCCAGTCGCGCAGCTCGGGCGCCGGGACAATCTCCGGCCAGTGCGCGGTGGGTGGCAACGGGCGGCGGACAGCTGTCACTGCGCTACCTCACAGATATTGCTGAAGCACCGCCAGCACGTCGCTATTGCGTGGGGCGGTGATGCTGTTGATATTGTCCCAGTCGTTGGCCTGGTACTCGCTCCACCACCAGAGGTAGACGTCACTACCACTCGCCAAGGCGTAGGCGATGCCGTTGGCCAGGGCGGCGACGGCATTGGGCGTTGGAACGTTGCTGTTCCCTACCCGCTTGCTCGCGGGAGCACCCATCTCGCCGAAGGCATGCTTGAACCCTGCCGCCTTGCACGCCGCGATCACGCCCTTCATGCGATCGATGGCCTGGATCGGGTCGATGGTGCTGTCGTCCTCGGCATAGTCGCCGCCGGCGTCCGCATCGAAGTAGCAGTGGGTGTGGATCTCCAACAGCTTCGACGGGTCCTTGAGCGTGAACAGCGCCTGGCCGTAGCTCGCGAAATCGCGCGTGGTGGCCCAGGGGTACGGCTCCACGGCAATGGCGCAGGTCTGGTCTACTTGGCGGATGGCGTCGATGCAGAGCTGATACTCCCGAACGATCACCATCGGGTCGGCCAGGTTGATCGGCTCGTTCATCAGGTCGTAGCCGTAGAGCGCGGCGCGGGCCTGGGGGTCGGCGGAAACGAACCGAGCGAGCTTGGCATACATGTTGGCCAGCGAGCCCTGGGGCACCTTGGCGGAACCCAATTGGTCGCGCTGGTCAGCCCGCGCGCCGGAGGCATAGCCGCCGTAGTCATGGGCACCGCATACCAGCGCGGTGATGCCGTACTTGCCGTACAACTTCAGCGCCTGGAGCAGCAGTGCGCCATAGGTAGGGTCGATATCACCGCCCAGGGTCCGGACGATCCGCGGCCAGAGCAGCGAGATGCGCACACGGGTGACGCCCTTGGACGCAAGCAGCTTGATGTCCACCTCGCTCGCGAAGCCGAAGTCGGTGCCCTGCTTGCCGGGTAGCACGTAACCGCCACCAGACTGACCGTGGTTGACGCCTATCACCGCCTTGGCCAGCCCCTTCAGCGAACCCTTGGCCTTGACCTGGAGCTTCTTCACCAGCTCCACGGCTGCCGGAGCCTCCACGGACGGGGGTGGCGTGGGCGATGTCTCCGCCTTGGCGTAGCGGTCCCGAACCGTGGCGGCCTTGCCGACCACCTTGCCCGGGTTCGCGATGTTCTGATCGGTGGTCACCTTCAGCACCGGATCACGGCCCGCCAGGGGCTGCACCTCGTCGACCTCGAGCACGTTAACGGCCTGGCCGGTGGCGAGCTGCACCACGACCTGGCCGGCGACAATGAGCGAACTCAGGGGCAGCAGCAGCGACTTGTCGTAGGCGTTGATCACCTCGGTGGTCAGCGGCAGGCTAGCGGCCGGCGTCTCGGGCTCGGGATCTGGAGCCGGATCGGTTGTCCCCGGCTGTGCTGCGGTAATCGCGGCATCAGCCACGGCCTGGGCGTACTTCAGAATCGCAGCGTCCAGCTCAGCGCGGGCTGCGGCAACGGTATCGGTCATGGTGCTCTCCGGGATATTGGGCGCCGGAATGCACAGCTCGGGCCGCAGGGATGTGATTTACCTTCTGATGCGGCGGCGCTCTGTCCGGCCATCCCAGCGCTCGAAGCCGGCCGGCCAAATCTTGGCGACGTTTCCGCCTGCGCGCATAACCAGGGCCAGGCTGAGCCCGTAGAACGCTGTGTTGTACCAGGACACCACCGGGATACGCTCCTCGATCAATATCCGGGCAACAATACTCATGAACTGCATGCCGGTCGTGGCGCATAGCGCGAACGCGATGACGGACACACCGAGTCGGTAGCGTGAGTTCTCATCGGGCCGGTAGACGAAGCCGATCATGGTGAAGATGCCGGCGCAGAAAAGCGCCTGCAGGATTGCGGCCATGGGTCAGCCCCCTTTGCCGAAGCGAATACTGAGCACCCAGCGCAGGAAGCGCGGCATAGTGCCCGTTTCAACCCATTCGACCAGGCCAGCGAGGAAGACCACGCACACCGCACCGCAGGCCATGGCCACAAGGCCGGTCGTTCTGGTCCATTCCTGACCGATAGCCTCGGCCGCTGCAAAGTAGCCGCCGATCCAGCCCACGAACAGGTAGCCCACACGCCGGAAGAACGGCATGTCCTTGGCGAATACCACGTAGAAGAAGGCGCCACCGAAGGCTCCCACCAGCGCAGCCAAGTCCAGATCGGGGAACACGGCACCCAGGCCCAGGCTGGCAGCAACGCCGGCCAGCCCGATGCTCGCGGATGACGGTTCGCCCATTTCGATACTCCAGAAACGAAAAAACCCGGCGCTTTGGCCGGGTTCGGGGTTTTGGGTGCTGCTTCACACAATGGACAAACCTTAAGGCCAGCCGCACATTTCAGTCAAGCGGCAATTTTCATGTCCCTCAGCAGTCTCGCGACTGGTGCCAGTGCCATCGCATCCAAGTCGTTGCAGGCAGCGAAACAGGCTTGGACGAACTCATCCCATTCCCGGTCCCAGTTTCGAGCATCCAGCTCCACCCCGTAGGTGTATTCCAGATACGTCCGGAAGGCCTCGGGCGTCGGCAGCGGATCGGGCGCCGCGCTCTGGCCACCCTGGTGCTGGCGACGGTACCGGTAGAGCACGGCCATGGCGACAAACTCCGCCTTGGCGTATTTCTTGGCGTACATCTTGGGCCCGCGCAGGTACGCCATCTGGAACACTGACCACTCCGCCACCTCGCGCCATAGGTCGTTGTTCTCCGGGTGGTAGAGGTGGTTCCCGAAGGCGAACAGGTCGGCCGGCAGCCGCTCGATGACCGAACGGATGTGCGCGCCGAAAGTATCGTTGACCAGGCCAGCCACGCCGCGCACACGCTCGGACGCCTGGATGCTGGTGCCGAGCAGCCAGAGCGACTCGCAGTGCCTGGCCGTTCCGTCGCCGGGAGTGTAGTAGGCGGCGTGCCAAATTTCTCGAGCTGATCCAAGGCGCATCAGGCCGTTCTCCTCTGGCCGTAGATGGCCAACATCAGGTCTTCGGGGTGTGGCAACAGCAGTTCGAGGTGCTCGGCGCAGTAGCGGTCGAGCAAGTCGAGGTATTCGGTCATCTGGGCCTGGGTGAACCCGCTGGTCTTGGCTCGGCCGACCTTGAACTCGCCACCGGCCGGCCCGGGCATGGCCACCTTGCGGACCTCGCAGGGCCACAGGCGCGCCACCAGGATCTCGTGCCACTCCTGGGCGCTGGCGAACTGGCCGAAGCTGTCGGCCAGGTGCTTCTGGATCGCGTTGTTCCACATCCAGAGCAGACGGTTCTGGGCATCGCTGCGCTGGCTGCGGATCTCAGTGATGGCGATCTTGCGAGGCTTGGTCAGGTCCAGACCGGCGAGGAATGACATCAGGCGCTCACGGTCGGCGGGCGTGCGGATCACGTGGTCAGTCATGACTGTGGTCCTCCACGTGGCCCAGCCAGTCGCAGACGGGTGACTTCCTGAATCCGCCGCTCAGATAGCGGTCGTGGTTGACCAGCTTTCTCGTCATCTCCTTGAGCCAGTAGCGGCGACAAGGAGCGTGCATCTGTGCTGCCCGGACCATGCGGATTGCGTCTACCTCGTCCAGGCAGGACTTGGCGAAACGGCTATTGAGGCCTGCCATCACTTCTCACCCCCTCGCCCTGGCTGTGCGGATAGGTCCCCTCGTAGCGGAAACTGCTCCACGAGGAAACGATCGTAGTGCTCGGCGTGCATACCTGCGGGATGCGCTTCGCCCCAGGCTTTCAGCTTTTGAATCGCCGCTTCCCGCTCTTCGATAGAGGCATCGTCAGCCCACCATCCTGGATGGGTGGCTCGATAGGCGCTGAGCTCGGTCGCCCAGTTCTCAGCTAGGTGCTGATCGAGGAACACGGCAAGTGCGTCGGAAGATTCGTGGTCTACAACCCCGATCACCACAAAAGCTTCCCGCCCACGCTCGTCATGGCCGACGCGGGGACGGTGGACGAGGGGCTGGATGGCGATCTCTCTGTTGTGGTTGTAGGACTCTGTGCCGATCCAGGCATAGCCCCGGCTAGCACCGTCTAGAGCTCCGTTTTTGTAGGCTTGGCGCAGCGCGTCGGCGAACTGGTCTTCGGTGAGATTGATCACGGCCGCTTCCTCCGCAGCTTCTGCTGGCAGCGCTGGCAATGCGGCCAGTTGCCCGCCCCGAACATGGGGATGCGTTCACTGGTAACGGCCTCAACCCCGCACAACGCTTTCCAATGCCGAACCCGACCATGCCCTTCCGGCCCGATTTGGTCGGCCTGGGTCTGCTTGAAGTAATGGGCGCAGTGCCAGGTGCCGGGCGCCTTGAGCCACCCCTTGTCGAGATCGGTGGGGCCGCCGCCCATGGTCACGCCTCTAGCGGTCAGCTCATCGAAACGGCCCTCGTCGACCATACGCATGTACTCGCCGAAGTCATGGCTCTTGGTCATGCCGCCACCTCCGTCATCAGCGGCACGATCCGCACCCGCACGCACGGCGTCTCGGCGTAACGCTTGCGCACGATGGCATCCACCACCTGGACGTCATCCCGCCAGACCACCCCGTTCAGGCCGTCGTAGATCGCCTTGATCACGTTGTCCATGTCGGGCTTCGTGGTCGGGAACACCTGGCCGGCCACGGCCTGGGCCTTCCACTTTTTCGACTTGGATTGAGGGATCGGCAGCAGGATCTGCAGCTCGACCATCACCGGGTGCGGGATCAGGTCGCGGCCAGCCATGGCGATCTCACCGGCCCTGGCGATGCTCTCCTCGTAGGCTTCGGTGCGCGCCGGGGTGATGTGCGCCGTGTAGGTGCCTAGCTGCCCAGTCGACTTGTCGCGTCGCTTGCGCGTTACCGCGCGTGGACGCCCCTTGCCGATGGGCTTGCCCGGCACCACGAACTCCACCACGGCGAACTCACGCATGATCCTGCTCCTTGGCCTTCTGGCGTTCGGGAGCGAAGTCGCCACCCAGCGGTATCAGCTTGTACTCACAGATAGGGCCATAGGCGGCGCCACCGTCGTAGAAGGTCTGTAATGGCTCATCACCGCAGACCTCAATCACCCAGATCGTCCCCCCCACTGGATTACTGAATGCAAGACCCTCCCAGGTGTATTCCGCAGGACTGCCGAGGCTTTCAATCAGCCGCACCATCCGCCCCAAGTTCGCTTGGCAACTTTGATTGGCGATGAGCGCCAAGGCGCCAGGAAAGAAATGCGCGCTCATGCCGGTATCTCCTCGGCTTTAGGCTGAACAACAGCGAAGTCACCGCGCAGCGGCATCAGGCGTCGCTCAGGCGCGGCGGCTGAGTACCCCTCGGGCAGGTCGTGATGAGCAAACTCCCATAGCGGCGAAGCGATCACGCGCTCCACCCTGTCTGCACACAGGATCTCCTCACCTGCGGGAAGAAGCCGAACGAGGGTGACGATTGAGCCAGCCACGACTGGGCCGACGTCTACCAGCAAGATGGCGAGGTCATTACGCTGAAATTCACGCATGGCTGTCTCTCCGGATGCCCATCTTCGCCAGCAGCATCGCCCTCGCCTGCTTCGGGTAGTTCGGGATGCCCTGGATCTCCATCAGCCTCCGCGCCTCCTGGTGGCTGTGCGCGAACTGCACCTGCATCGGCGACTTGTGCTCATGCTCCAGGCCGAAGGGGATCTCGTCCTCAAGCGGCTTGCCCATCACGGCGCGAGCACGCACCACGGCGAAGTTCCTCGCAAACACCTTGCGCATCGCCTTGTCGTCCAGGCGGGTCGTCTGCAGGTCGAACGTCCCCGTCAGCTTGGCCGCCACCTCGACGATCTTGTGCTTGTAGACCCCGCGCAGTGCCTGCTCCCAGGCTTCTTCCTCGGTGGGCAGGCCTGGCACCTGGAGGCACAGCGCCCGGAAAACCGGCGCCGGCGGCGGCCAGTCGAATTCGTCGCCCTTGTCCACCAGCAGGTTCAGACCGTTCGCCAGCTGCTGCCCGTTGAGGCCTGCCAGCACGGTCGCCCAGGCGCTGTCCTGATCAGCTTTCACGCCAAAACTCGACGTCCAGCGGTGGCCGTACATCTCCGCCATCTTCAGCCACAGCCGGTCCAGCAGCTGCTCGGGCAGCTTCTCGATCTGCGATGGCTGCTCGGACCTTGTCGACGGCTGAGAGAGGGCCTTGTCGACCAGTTGGGCCGCCGTGGGAGCGGTTCTGAGCGGCTTCTGCTTGGGCAGTTCGTCCGGGATTCGATTGGGCATGGCGGTTACCTCGGATGATTTTCTGGGCAAGCTCGTGCTCCCACTGGCCCTGGGACTGGAACTTGTCCGGGCGGTTGATCCAGTAGGAGCGGAACTCGAGGAGCTGGTCGGGGTGGACGGTGGTGTTCCCTAGGCCGTTGCGCATCGCCGTGGCCTTCCAGCCCCTGGCCGATGGCTCCCAGCCGTCATGCATGGCGAATCGGTCGTCAGCGCTCGTGCGCGAAGACGAAGAAGTAGGAAGATTCGGAGGAAGACCGGAGGTAGGCCCCACCTCTGGCCCCACCTGCGGAAAACCTAAGGCCCCACCTTCTCCATCTATCTCGCCAGAGGCCGCGTCGTTGCTGTGTTCTGGCGGAGTTTCGCTGGCCCCACCTCTGGCCCCACCTGGTGCCAACCTCTGGCCCCACCTCTCCGAGACGGATTGATCGTAGGAAGCCTGAGGCAGGGCGAAGACGAAGGGCCCAAGGGAAGGCATGGGGTCCAGAAGGCCGAGCTTCGCCAGGGTCTCCAGCGAGTAACGGACTTCCTTTCGGGTGGCCTGGTGTGCAGGCCGACCCGGTGACGCGGGGTTGCTGAGTACCTCGCGCAGCATCTGCTCACTTATGCGCCTGGATACCCCGGTGATGCCGGTCTGGTAGTCCATGTGCATACGAATCGAGGCGTACACCTTGAGCAGGTGGTGTGGAGCATCGAACAGCGCTCCCCACTCATCGTCGTTGATCTGGAATGCGGGCACAGCTCAATCCCAGCCCAGGGGTCCCGGGCGTTTCTTCTCGGCCTTCAGCCCCAGCTCTGCCAGGGTTTCGAGCGAGCGCAGATATTCGGCGTTGACCACCACCGCAGAAACCGGGACGACTTGCAGCCCCAGGAGCGCAAGCACCTTGCTCCAGCGCTCGATCTCGCCTTCCTTCCAGCGCGACACGGTCGATTCGGACAAGCCGATTGCGTCCGCGACGGTCTTCTGGCCCACCGACAGAAGTCGCTGCAAGACCAGGGACTCGATCTCCCGTGCCCTTGCAGATGGGTCTTGGCTTAATGCGGGTGTGCTCATGGTCAGGCCGCCGGTTGATTCACTTCCGGCTCGACGAAGCGCTCGGGGTACAGGATGTGGATCTCAGTGAGATCACCCTCGAATACCCCGCACAGCTTCTCGGCCAAGCCAGCGGATGGCCGCTGAACACCTCTTTCCACTCGGGACAAATTCCCGGTATCGATCGCCTCACCCGCAGCGCGAAGTCGATCAACCACATCTGCCAGTCTCCAGCCCTTCTGGACCCTGGCCTTTTTCAACGGAGTCATGGGATGACCTCTTGCCTGGACGTTGTTAATTTGCAGTCTGCGCAGTACGCAGATTATTTGCAAGCCAAATCTGCGCAGGACGCTTTGCGCGATACGCAGCAAAGGCCGAACAATTCCGGCATGGAAATAGGTGAGATCATCCGCCAGGCCCGGAAAAAACAAGGCCTGACCTTAGAGCAGCTCGCGCACCAGGTCGGAACCGATACTGGAAACCTGTCGCGCCTGGAGCGCGGCAAACAGGGGGCAAGCCAAGAGCTGCTGTCGAAGCTGCTCGGGGCGCTGGGTCTGTCCCTGGGCGCAATGGACGCGGACCAATCCAACGTCGGCCCGCCCGTGCCCATTACCTCCCCCTTCCGGCAGATCCCGATAGTCGGCATCGCGCAGCTTGGCGCCGAGGGCTATTGGACAGCCCTAAGCCCGAGCGAGGGCCACATCAACTTCCCAACCCATGACAAGGACGCTTACGCCCTTCGGCTGCGCGGCGACTCGATGTCCCCGGCTATCCGCTCTGGGTGGGTGGCGATCATTGAGCCGAACGGAGATCTAGTGCCAGGCGAATACGTCTACATCAAGCTTCACGGCGTCCACGACGAGGGCGAGAGCATGGTAAAGGAGCTGCTGCGTGCCGATGACTATGAGGTGAGCCTGATGTCGGTGAACGATGCCTTCGGGCGCAGGACAATCCCCTGGGAGCAAATCCAGCATTGCTACCCGGTGGGTGCCATCGTGCCGCCCAGCAAGATCGTGCAGTAGCAACCACGGGACAGGAGGTGCGCATGAACGCAATTCGATTCTGGAGAGACGTCTGGCATGGCAGGCCTGGCGCAAGGCCCATTGCCTGGTGCATCGCGGCATTTACTGCGGCTTCCGCTGCTTGCCAGATGGTCGGATGCCTGGACTAGGAGGATGGATGAGCGACGAAAAACGTTTTCTTGCCCTAACGGCAAGCGCAGCTGCTATGGGGACCGTGCTTAGCTCTATTGTGTCCTGTCAAATTACAGTGGCTACAAAAGTACTCAAGCTTATGCCGGAAAAGGAATTCGACGAGGCAAGGGAAGAAGTCATGTCTGAACTCAGAAACTCAATCGAGCAGATGTCTGACGTATATAAGTCTCTCGGCAGACTAAAGGAGCTGCTCGAGGAAGAAGAAAATGGATCCGATTAAGATCCCGGACTTCGCATCCAAGTCCCTTGACGTCCTATCGCGCAGAGTTGATAAGCTTGAATCCATGAGTCAGCCTCATGCTGAATTTGGCGGTGGCGGCGGAAAAGGTGGTGGCGAGATGGACGGAAGAATTAGAGCTCTCGAATCTGGAATGACTGACGTCAAGGTGGCGCTTGGCAAGATAGAGACGCGCCTGGACTTCATCGAGCGAAACATGATCACCAAAGGGCAGCTGGCCATCTATGCCTTGCTGACAGTCCTATCCATTGCAGCGGGCGGTTGGTGGATCGTTCAGCAGTACCTGGCACCCATCCTGAGAGCGATTCCGAAATAGCCTCAGCCTTCCACTAAAAGCCCGGCCCCGCGCCGGGCTTCCTGTTTCTACCGCCCGCCCCTCTAACCACGCAGCCCGTCACGTTCTCCGCCTAACTCTAATCCAGCGGCTAGAATGACGGCTCTATGACATGGAGGTGCATTGTGAAAACGATTCGATTGACTGTGGCAGCCTTGGCGCTGGCCGCCCTTGGTGGGTGTGTTGCGGTTCAGCCGCAAGCCAGATCCCTATTCCCAGCTGCTGAGTACAGCTACCTGCCGAAGACGGGCACTGGTAGCGTCCGCGGTCAGGTTTTCATGAGGACCGTGGGAGGTGACGTAAAGTATGGTGCCGGCTCGAACGTTGAGCTCACTCCGGTTACCTCGTACACCGAGGAGTGGTACAACGCGAGCTTTGTGCGAAAGGTACCGATAGCTGCTCCGGACAGCCGCCTACTGAGCTACATCCGGAACAAGCGCGCAGACGGTACGGGTAGCTTCAAATTCACCGACCTGCCCCCTGGCGAGTACTTCGTGGTTTCCGAGGTGCGCTGGCAGGCCCCCACGCAGTTTGGACTTGCGCCTCAGGGTGGTTTCATTGCCACCAGGGTCACAGTGGAAAACGATAAAGAAAGCGAAGTCATCGTCACCCAGTAATGTAATCGCCAGCAAAGCCCGCCTAGCGCGGGCTTTTTTGTGCCCGGAACCTTGCCGCTTCGCTTGGACTCAAATACTGTACATTTGAACAGTGTCACAGTAGGAGGTGTTCCGTGCCCCGTAGCAATGCCCAGGTCGTCAAGAAACAGGTTCAGGTGTCTAGCTATGAGCGTCTGTGCCACCGCATCAATGCTCATATCGCCGAGCCGCACGCGCAGATCGAGCACCGTTGCCGGGTCGAGCGCATGGACACAGACCATGACGACGACTGGGAGCGGGTGGTGGACGAGATGCGGGAGGTGGATGGCCTCTCTGTCGAGCGCAAGGACGATGGCTATGAATTCACCTGGAAGCGCATGCCCACGGAAGACTGACCCCGAGTGATACATGAAGCCCGCCGCGAGCGGGCTTTTTCATGCCCGGCAAAAAATCTAATCCCGACCAATCTGCGCTTGACGCAGATTCGTTTTCTGCGCATAGTGCAAACCATGAACTGCGCAAGACGCAGATTCGGGTAGCTCCACCGCCCCTGCTCTTTACCAATTCGACGCAACAAAGAAACCACAGACCGCATTGCCTCTACGGCGACCGGCAATCAGACAGGCCCGAAAGCCTGCCCACGCGAAGGCGACCCTGAGGGGCGACCGGGACGGCTGATTGAGGGCACCTGGCCCGCTCCGCGAGAGCGACCCGTATGCAATGCGCAGCAACACCGATTCGAATTAGCGCGCCTAGCCTCGGCAAAGGGCGCGCCGGACCTCTCGCCGTGTGCCTACACCACATCGGGCACCGGGGCTGTACGCGGCGAGTTGTAAGGCCCGATGACCATGGCGAAACGAACACGATGCCCACGGCGCCATGACCAGGGAAGCCCCAAGCCACCCAACCTGAAAGCCTTAGCTGCAGACATCGGCGGCGTGGCACCCAACGACATTGATGAGCATGCGGTCGCGCTAGAGCCCAGCAGGTGCGCGCGGCGGGAAAGCATCACTTCAGCACCTGGGCGACCGGGTGCTGCGGGATGACAACCAGGAGGCTCCATGAACAGAACCCTTTTCATCACGCACCGCGGCGAGCGGACAGTCTTCGAAGACGCAGACCTGGCCGCCTGCATCAGCGAGGCGAACAGGCTCAACACCGAGCGCGGATATCACGCTGGCGTGCATGTCGTTGAACGCCAAGACGGCCATCGGATGACGGCGGCTGAGTGCCGAGCAGCCTGAGCAGTTTTCCTCGCTGTCCTTGGCAACAGGGCCAGACGGGAAAACACCACCACAGCCCTGGAGGGCACTGAAATGACTGATCGACTGACTCAACTCGCCGCCTCCCTCACCGAAGCCCAGGAGCCTTTCAAGGTGGGCGACAAAGTGGTCTGGAAAGACGGGCTCAAACACAAGCGTTCGGAGGGGCCCTTCATTATTACCGAGGTTCTTCCTAAGACCATTTTCGCTGAAGGCGTAAGCGCTGGAAGCCCTTACTTCAGGGAGCCGATGACCGTCAAAGCTGCCTTCTTCGATAACGACGAAGACCTGGTGGAATGCCACTTCGACGCCCGCCGCTTCCGCCTGGCCTAACGCATCACTGAAGCGCCTTCCAACGAGGGCGCTTTGGGATGCAGAAGACGGGAAGTCGCGCCAGCCCATCGGTCAACAGGGGCCAGCACTGCATCACCCCTTTTCGCCAGCACGCATCGCCACCCCCAGCGGTGCGTTTGCGATTTTATCCAAACCAATGAGGCCGCAGAGACGCGGCGAGGGATCGTCATGTCCGAGAAAACAGAACCCGGCTACTGCGAAGGTGATATCTGCGGCCGTGATGGCTGCCAGGGCCTCATCAAGGACCATCCAGTTGATGGGTGCACCTGCTTTATCTGCGCGCCGTGCTCAGCCTGTACCGCTGAGCGTGGCTACTGCCCTCACTGTGGCTGGGAAGCCGCAGATGACCCGCTCATTCGGCGGGACATGGGACCGATCAGCCTGGGCGCTGGCTTCGCTTTCGTCGAGCCCGTTCGACGGGTACTAGACCCATCGAAGGTTGACTTCGTGATCAAGCTGCATACCGCAAGCTCAATGATCAAGGAAGGCGTCTACCCGCCCCACATGAGCCGGCAAGAGGTAGAGGAAAAGGTTCGCGGCACCTTCGGCGGACGCTTCAACAAGTTCAAAGACGGCTTCTTCGAATACGTCGCCTACACAGATTGACTCCCCGCGCCGTCCGGCGCACACCCGAGACCCACACCATGACCCTCGCCATCCAGCATGAGCGGGCGCTCGAGTGCGCCCACGAGCAGGTGCTGCAGCTCCAGCACGACATCGACACCGGCAACCCCGACACGATGCTGGCCTTCGCCATCCACTGCGACCTCCAGATCGACCCGGCGCGCCAGGTCGCGCTGCTGGAGACGCTGGCCGCCATGCGCGATCACCAGTTCAACGAGGCCTACATGACCCTCGCCAGCATCTGTCTCCCGCTGGCCAAGGAGCTGCTGGAGTGGCGCCGGGTACTGCTGGCCGAGCACGAACCTTTTTTCACCGCCGAACTGGCCAAGCGCCGCAAGGAGGCTGCATGAAAACCGATCAGGAAATCGCCCAACGCCTGGTGGAGATGTGGATCGCTCGCATCCCCGCCTTCGGTGACGGCATCGCCGAGGGCATGAACGAGATGGCCTATGCCCTGGGCGCCATCGACGACCGGGCCCACGACCACAACCGGGTTCGCATCTCGCAGGAAGTCGCGAAGCGCTGGGCAAAGGCGCAAGGAGCAGCAGCATGACCATTAACGACGGAGGTCGCGCATTCCCTCGCACCAGTGATGCCTACGGCCCTGAGTTCGGCATGAGCCTGCGCGACTACTTCGCGGCCAAGGCTATGCAGGGCTGCAATGCCAATCTGGACGAGCAGTTCACCAGGATGAACCTGACGGCCGTGGCGCAGATGGCATATCAGCAGGCTGACGAGATGCTGGCAGCGCGGGAGGTCCAGCCGTGACCACCTCCCCCGTCCCCGCCATCACCGACGACCAAGTCGCCGAGGCCGAAGCGCGCCACACCCTGCTGCTGCGCGCCAGACAGTCGCTGCCCGACGCCCTGGGCCTGCCGCCGGAGACCCGGCTGATCGATACCCCGATCCGCTCCCCAATGATGCGCCGGCCGGGTCGGCGCTGGTCGGTGGAGGTGGCGTCATGACGAAGCCTCTCGAAGCCATTGTTCGCCACGAGCGTGCGGCCCAGGAGGTCGCAAGGCTACGGCGCGAGATCGGCAAGGCTCTGGCGCTCTGTTCGGTCAGCGTTGAGCACCAGGACTGGAGCCTACCTGCAGCTCGCCGGAACGAGCTCACTGAGCCTGGCGGCCGGATCAAGACACACCTCTGGCAGGCTCTTCATCACCTTGAGCCCTCCTCTTGCGGCTACGGCATGGTCCGCCTTGATGACCACGATGTTGGTAACTTCCTAGCTGATGCGGAGTGCGAGCACTGCCGCAAAGCCTGGGAGCTGCACCTTAAGCGCAAGGTAGCGCGGCAGGAACTGGGTCGCGCCAGGGTAGCGATTCGAGCTATCGGGCGGGCGGCGCTGGCCAAGGTCGCATCGTGAAAGCCCAGTCCATGGCACGCGCCATCGCCGAGGGCGCTCTGGCCGCCGTCGCTCTCTACGCCTTTCTCATCATCGCCTGGCTTGCCTTCTGCTGAGCCCTGGAGCCCCCATGAACGCACTCATTTCGGTCGGCCAGCTCGACCGCCAGAAGTACCTCGGCAGCAGCGACGTTGCCGGCATCCTCGGCATCAGCCCCTGGCGCACGCCGCTGGACGTCTACCTCGACAAGGTCCAGGGCCGCCAGCCCGACGATCCGGCGAAGGCCAAAATCTTCGCCCGCGGCTCGCGGATGGAGCCCTACGTCATCGACCTGCTGGCCGAAGAGACCGGGATGGTGATCGTCCGCCGCGGCGAGCGGTACCGCGACCCGGTGCATACCTACATGGCCGCGGAGATCGATGCCGAGGCCGAGACAGGCGAGAACATCGAGATCAAGACGGTCTCCCCGTTCAAGGCCCAGGCATGGGGTGAAGAGCAGACCGATGCCATCCCGGTGCATTACACCGCCCAGGCCATGCACGGCCTGATGGTCACTGGGCGGCAAGTCTGCGTCTTCGGCGTGCTGATCGGCGGCGATGACTTCCGGATCTACCGGGTCGAGCGCGACGACGAGACCATCGAGGCGATCCGCGCCGCCGAGATCGAGTTCTGGGAGCGGATCCAGCGCAAGGAACCACCGCCGCCCTCGACCGTCACCGACATCCTGCGGCTCTTCGACAAGGATTCCGGCGCCAGTATCGAAGCGGACGGCACCACAGCTGCCATGGTTGCCGAGCTGTCCAGCATCAAGACCCAGCTAAAGCGTCTGGAGAACGAGAAGGAGCGTCTGGAAGAGCACATCAAGGTGTTCATGCTCGATTGCACCTCCCTGACGGTGCAGGGCCGGCCGGTGGCCACCTGGAAGACCCAGGAAAGCCGGCGCTTCGACCAGACCGCATTCGGCGAGGCGCATCCCGCCCTGCTCGAGCAGTTCAAGCGGACCAACAGGTCCCGCGTCTTTCGCCTCAAGTAAGGAAACCAAACATGTCCCAAGCACAGCTCAAGGCGGCCGCCCAGGGCGGCGCCGGCAATTCCCGCCAGATCCTGGCCCAGACCGCCACGGATGCCGGCGCTGGCAACGTGAAGAAATTCTTCGAGAGCCAGAAAGGCATGCTCAAGCAGGTGCTGCCCAAGCACCTGGACCCTGACCGGATGCTCCGGATCGCCCTGGGCGCCATGCGCACCACGCCGAAGCTCATGAACTGCACCGTCGAGTCCCTGCTGGGCGCCGCGGTCCAGTGCTCGATGCTCGGCCTGGAGCCGAACACACCGATGGGCCACATCTACCTGATCCCCTTCGACAAGCGGGAGAAGGTCGGCGGAGAGTGGCGGACCACGAAGACCGAAGTCCAGATCATCATGGGCTACAAGGGGATGCTGGACCTGGCGCGGCGCTCCGGTCAGATCATCAGCATCGGCGCCCACGAGGTCTGCGAGAACGACGAGTTCGACTATGCCTACGGCTTGGACGAACGCCTGCACCACAAGCCGGCCCTGGGTGACCGTGGCGAGGTCATCGCTTTCTACGCGGTGGCGAAGCTCGTCGGCGGCGGCCACGCCTTTGAGGTGATGAGCCGGCAACAGGTCGACCAGATCCGCGACAAGTCGGCCGAGAAGAACCGGGCGAAGCGCGATAACCGCGGCAACTTCATCATCACCGGCCCCTGGGCCGATCACTACGTTGAGATGGGCCGCAAGACCGTCACCCGGCGGCTCTTCAAGTGGTTGCCGATGAGTATCGAGATGGCCAATGCCGCCAGTCTGGACGAACGAGCCGACACCGGCGCAAGCCAGGCGCTGGATACCGCGCTGCATGGCGACTACACCGTGCTCACCCCGAGCGATCCCGAGCCGCAGGAGCCGGAAGGCGCCGGCGCCCAGGCCGAGCATCAGGACGAGCAGCCAGCCACCGACACCGGGTCGACCGAGCAGCAGCAGGTCGGTGACGACGAATTCAGCATGGAGTGATGGCCATGGCCAGCCGGACCGTAGAGGAGCTGTTCGACCGCGTCGAGCAGTTCACCGCCCTGCTGGCCGCCGCTGAGGACGGCGCGGATACGGACTGGGAGATCCAGTTCACCACGGACATCCGCGACCAGTTCGAGCGCTACGGCGCACATACCTACCTCAGCGACGCCCAGCTGCAGTCGCTCAACAAGATCGCCCACCAGTAGGAACCCACCCATGAAAATGGAACACCGCGCCATCATCGAAAGCGCCAAGCGTCACGGCTGCATGCCCTCGGAACTCGCTCACCAGCTGCTGGTACACGACCTGGTGGAGACCTGCCTCTTCGAGCTGCACAACCTCAAGGCGCCCTATCACAAGCTGAACGAGGGCCAGCAGCAGGAAGTGATCGACCGGATCACCGAGAAGGCCGAGGAAGCGGTGACGATCGCCGTCCGGATCATCAGCGCCCGAGGCGCTGCTGCGGTGCCGATCGAGGTGCGGTCAATCAAGGTAGAGGCCAAGGCCCTGACGGTAACGGCCAAGGTTGATGCCCTGGAACCGGGCAAGCACGAACTGACTGACTCGGCCGGCAAGCTCTGCCTGCTGGTGCTGGCGCCGGATGATTACCGCGAAGGCCTGGACGCCATCCAGCCCGACCGTGACCAGTCGGACCTGCCGCTGGCGGTCGGTGACCTGCTGGGCAGCCCGGAAGAGCTGGCCGAGCGCCTGGGCGGCACCGCCGAGGACCTGGCGCAAGCAGCAGACGGCGCAGCTACAGACGAAGCGCTCCAGCAGCAGGATGCCCAGCCCGAGGATGCTGGCGCCGCAGAGCCATATCCCGCGGCATACGGCGTCGTACCCTATTCCGACATCTGCGCCGTCCTGGCCCGCGCCACGCCGCCCGTGACCATCGACTACCTGCAGAGCCGGTTCGCTATTGGCAGCGACGCCGCCCGCGCCCTGGTGGTCCGCCTGCTCGATGACAAGGTCATCGCCGTGCAGAGCGAAGCGGAAAACCCGCTACACAACACCTACCGCGTCACCAAGGACCTCGACGAAGTCGTCTCGATGGAGTAACAGCCATGCGCATCACGAATATCACCGCTACCAACGTCCAGGGGCTGCGAAATGCAGCCCTTGTCGTATCTGAGCCCCTGCTACTGGTGTCCGGTGACAATGGCGCCGGTAAAAGCTCACTGCTCGACAGCATCGCCATGGCGTTCACCGGGCAGCCGCGCCGCGTTTCCCTGAAGAAGGAGCTTGACCGGCTGGTAACCGAGGGCGCGAAGAAAGGCGAGGCCCATGTCACCTACGTCGACGCCGCTGGCGAAAGCCAGACCGCCTGGATGATGCTGCCGGGTGGTAAATCGGTGGTAATTCCTGATGCGCCGTTTCTTCCCTTTGTCCTGGAAGCCGCGAGATTCGCGGCCCTGGATGGTAAAGATCGACGGAAGGTGCTGTTCGACCTGACCGGTGCGGGCGCCGGTGCCGCTGAGGTGGCCCGCCGCCTGGAAGCCAAGGGCGCCGACCTGGCGAAGTTCGAGAAGGTGAAGCCGCTGCTGCGCGGTGGCTTCCCTGCTGCCGAGGCCCAGGCCAAGGAATACGCCGCCGAGTCGCGCGGCGCCTGGAAGGCTATCACCGGCGAGAACTACGGCAGCCAGAAGGCCGAGGCGTGGGAGCCAGATTTACCGTCCACCACCGTCACCCAGGAGCAGATCGCCGAGGCCGCCAAGGCCTTGTCCGATCTCGACGGCGACCTGGCCGAAGCGCAGCAGACCCTGGGCGGCCACAAGGCCAATGTCCAGGCCGCCGCCCAGCGCCAGGCCCGCATGGCACAGCTGCGCGACACCGCTGACCTGCTGCAGCGCCGCCAGGAGAAACTCAGCGCCGACCAGGCCCGCGTCGCTGAGTGGGAGCCGAAGGTGGCCGAGGCCCAGCGCGCCGCGGCAGGCGAACCGGCACATGACCCGCTGGCCTGCCCGCACTGTCAGGGCCAGGTGCTGATGGAGCGCGGCCAGCTGGTGGCCTATGTAGCGCCGGAGAAGGTCGCCGACCCCGAAGCCGCCCGCCGCCTGACCGAATACCAGGGCTATCTGCAAAGCGCTCAGCGCGCAGTGGCCAACAGCCAGCGCGACGTCGACCAGAGCCGCGCTGCTACCGAGCAGCTCACCGATCTGGAAGCCCAGGCCGCTGCGGTACCGGATGCCCAGGCCATCGAGAACGCCGAGCAGGCCATCTCCGGGCTACGCCAGGAGCGCGACAAGGCCCGGGCCAAGCACCAGGCCCTGGTGGACGCCCATGGCGCCATCGCCGGTCGCGACGCTGCGATCGCCAACGCCGCTCAGCACCATGCCGATGTCGTGGCCTGGTCGCTGATCGCCGACGCCCTGGCGCCCACCGGCATCCCGGCCGAGATCCTCGCCGGCGCGCTTGACCCGTTCAACGAGCTGCTGGCGGCCCAGGCCGCGGTGGCCAACTGGCAACCGGTGGTGATCACCCCCGAGATCGACATCACCTACGGCGGCCGCCTCTATGGGCTGCTCTCGGAATCGGAGAAGTGGCGCGCCGACACCTTGCTGGCCGTCGCCATCGCGCGACTGTCCGGCATCCGCCTGGTTCTGCTGGACCGCTTCGACGTGCTGCAGCCCACCTCCCGCCCCCAGGCGCTGAAGCTGCTGCTGGCCCTGACCCGCTCCGGCGACCTCGACAGCGCCGTCATGGCCGGGACGATGAAGGAGCCCATGGCCAAGGTGCCGGCCGGCATCCAGCAGGTGTGGATCCAGGGTGGCGTGATCACCGAGACCGAAGCCAAGGCCGCATAAGCGGCCTTTCATCATTCAAGGATCAGACATGCAACCGATCATTTTCGATACCGAGACCACCGGCACCGACCACCAGAGCGACCAGATCATCGAGGCCGCGTGGCTGGTGCTCCCCGACACGCCCTCCGCCTTCATCACCACCCGGTCGCCCGATGAGTTCGAGCATTACCACGAGCGGTTCAAGCCCACCGTGGCCATCAGCCTCGGCGCCCAGGCCACCCACCACATCATCTGCACCGACCTGGTGGATTGCCGCGAGCACACCCAGTTTGCGCTGCCGCCCGGCGAGGTTCTGATGATCGGCCATAACGTCGACTTCGATTGGCGCATGGCTGGCGAGCCCAAGCGAGTGCGCCGCATCTGCACCCTGGCGCTGAGCCGGTTCCTGTTCCCTGACAAGGACAGCCACACCCAGTCGGCGATGATTTACATGATCGGACGCCGCTATGGCCGTGAGGCCTGGGCCCGCGACCTGCTGCAGAACGCCCACGCAGCGCTCGACGACGTCCGGAACTGCGCGATCCTGCTGCGCTTCCTGCTGATCAACGCCGCGAAAGACGGCCACGAGATCGACACCTGGGATCAGGTCTATGCCCTCGCCGAGCGCGCCCGGATCCCCACGGTGATGCCCTACGGCAAGCACAAGGGCACAAAAATCAGCCAGATACCCAGCGACTACAAGGCATGGCTGCTACGCCAGGCCGACGTCGACCCCTACCTGGTCCAGGCCCTGCGGGCTGGCTAGCTACGACAGCTGAAATAGGCGGCGGCATAGCCGCCTTGCTTCACCGCATGAATTAAATCCTGGGCGACGGGGCGACTTGCGAAGCTAGATAATTTCTCATGCGCGTAACTAGATACGCCGGATGGTACGCCTCAAATGTTTGAGAGGGATTGGCCGGACATACCCACTCGAAGAACTCAAGATGTTCTCCTAGTGTTTTTCCGAACAAACCAGTGAATAGCTCTTCCCCCTCTGCATACGAACTACTTTCGAAATCGTCGAAGTTATGCGCAGCAAACTTATTCCTAAGCCTGACCAGTTTTTTATCCGTGCAAAACCTTCGGAACAGACCAATTTGTTCCCTTATATCGCTGGGAAGCTCTCGGGTCTCGATTCCGTAATCCTTGAGAATATCGTGAAGTTTCACCAACGAAAGTACACAGGAGATTTTGCACATCCTGGCTATCCCAAGAAATGCAGCACTGTCAGGGCTCATATCTGAATTTTCAAGGTAGTCCCTGAATACCTTCCCAGGTGTAACCAAGTCATAGACCAGATCCACCAACAGCCAAATCAGGTGTTCTTTTCTATCCACTGACTTCTCCGCTTAAAGGGCTCGCCCGTATTCAGCGAGCTATGTGAGCAAAGATCAAACTCTACCTCACAAGGAAACCGAACATGACCGCATTCCAGCGGCGGGCCTCGCTCGACTTCAAAACGCAGTACGGCCTGGGCTTCAGCAGCCAGGACGACGAGATCATCGTGGACTTCTTCTGCGGTGGCGGCGGCGCCGGTACCGGGCTGGAGATGGGTCTGGGCCGCCCGGTCGCCGTGGCCAAGAACCACAGCGCGGCGGCGATCAGCATGCACACCGCCAACCACCCCACTGCCCGGCACTTCACCACTGACGTGTTCGACGGCGATCCGGATGCCGAGTGCGCGGGCCGCCCGGTCGGCTGGTTCCACATGAGCCCCGACTGCACCCACCACAGCCAAGCCGCCGGCGGACAACCGCGGAAGCGCGAGATTCGGAACCTGTCCTGGATCGGGCTGAAGTGGGCCGGCAAGAAGCGCCCCCGGGTGATCAGCTTGGAGAATGTGAAGCAGATCCTGCAGTGGGGCCCGCTGATCGCCAAGCGCTGCAAGGCGACCGGCCGGGTGATGAAGGTCGACGGCACGGTGGCCGCCCTCGGTGAGCGAGTGCCGGTGCACCAGCAGTTCCTGGTGCCGGACCCGAAGCGGAAGGGCCAGACCTGGCGCCGCTTCGTGCAGCTGCTGCAGGGCATGGGCTACCAGGTGGAATGGGAAGTCGGCCGGGCCTGCGACTATGGCGCGCCCACTAGCCGCGAGCGCCTGTTCATGATCGCCCGCTGCGATGGCCAGCCCATCGTCTGGCCGGCGCCTACGCACGCCAAGGCCCCGGCCAAGGGCCAGAAGAAGTGGCGCAGCGCCGCGGAGTGCATCGACTGGTCGATCCCCTGCCCCTCGATCTTTGAGCGGAAGAAGCCGCTGGCCGCCGCCACGCTGCGCCGGGTGGCCAAGGGCATGCGCAAGTTCGTGCTGGACTCAGCGGATCCGTTCATAGTGCCGATCGCCAATTGGTCGCGAGAAGCAGCCATCTCGGTAGACGAGCCACTGCACACCATCACGGCCTGGCCGCGTGGCGGATCCTTCGCGGTGGCCAGCCCGATCATCGCGCCGGCTACCCACCAGGGCGCCGATCGGGTGCACGACCCACGTGAGCCACTGCCGACCGTGACGTGCGCGAACCGCGGCGAGCAGATGCTGGTGAGCCCCACGCTGATCGGCCTGGGAGGCCCAGCCTACGCAGGGAAACCCGCCGACGCCGGCGCCCCGCTGGGTAGCATCCTGACCGAGAACCATCGCGCGGTGGTGGCGCCAACGCTCGTATCGGTGGGCTACGGTGAGCGCCAGGGGCAAGAGCCGCGCGTACCAGGCCTGGACAAGCCGCTGGGCACAGTGATGGCCGGCGGGATCAAGCACGCGGTCGCAGCCGCGCACCTGGTGAAATTCCGCTTCGACTCCGCCGGCGCCGCTGCAGATGAGCCGATGCCCACTATCACCAGTGGGGGCGACTGCCAGCGCCCCGCCGGCGCAGCACATGCGATGGGCGTCTGCACGGCGTTCCTGGAACAAGCGAACGGCGGCTTCAATACCACGCCAGCGCACAGCGTAGAGCGGCCGATGACCACGGTGACCAACTCGGGCAGCCAGCAGCGCCTGGCGGTGGCCACCCTCGCCCACCTCCGCGGCAACTGCGATGCGCGGGCGCCGCAGGATCCGCTGCACACCATCAGCGCTGCGGGCCAGCACCATGGTGCGGTCACCGCCTTCCTGTCCCGCCAGTTCGGCGCCTCCATCGGCCAGGGCTTGGAAGAGCCCGCGCCCACCGTCACCGCGGGCGGCGGCGGCAAGACCTCGGTGGTCGAGCTGCAGCTGTCGCCGGAGGTCGAGGCCGGCGCCCTGCGCGTGGCCGCCTTCTTGATGAGCTACTACGGCACCGACAACACCAGCCGGCCGGACGAGCCATCCCCCACAGTCACCACCAAGGACCGGCTGGCCCTGGTCACCGTCACCATCCAGGGCACGCCCTACGTGGTGGTGGACATCGGCCTGCGCATGCTGCAGCCGCGCGAGCTCTACCGCGCCCAGGGCTTCCCGGACGACTACCAGATCGACCGCGGCGCCGACGGCAAGGCCTTCACCAAGAGCCAGCAGGTGCACATGTGCGGTAACAGCGTCAGCCCTCCCCACATGGCCGCGATCGCCCGGGCCAATGATCCCTGGCGCGCCGCGGCAATGGCGCCGAGCAAGACAGTGGCCGCCTGATACTTCATCCGCGCTTCCGGCGCGCTCGAGTAAGGAACCCCCATGGACCGATACACCCTGCATCTGGGCGATTGCCTGGAGACCTTGCGGGCCATGCCCGCCTGCTCCGTCGATAGCGTCGTCACCGACCCGCCTTACGGCCTAGCGTTCATGGGCAAGCGCTGGGACTACGACGTGCCGAGCACCGAAATCTGGGCTGAGTGCCTGCGCGTACTCAAACCAGGCGGTCACCTGCTGGCCTTCGCCGGCACCAGGACCCAGCACCGCATGGCCGTCCGCATCGAGGACGCCGGGTTCGAGATCCGCGACATGATCGCCTGGGTCTACGGGTCGGGCTTTCCCAAGTCGCACAACCTGGCAGGCGATCGGGAAGGTTGGGGAACTGCCCTGAAGCCTGCACTGGAGCCGATCACTATTGCCCGTAAGCCCCTTGCCGGCACGGTCGCGGCAAATGTGCAGTTACATGGCACGGGAGCGATCAATATTGACGGATGCCGAGTTGAAACTCCTGATGACACTGCTCGGATATCCAACGGTGCCATACGCGGCGGAAACTTCGCGGCCGGCTCATCTGCACCAGGACCGATTGGGGGAGGACATGCAGCGGGCCGCTGGCCCGCAAACATGATCCACGACGGCAGTGACGAGGTGACCACGCTATTCCCATCCACGGGGGGCGCCGCGGCCCCAGTGCACAAGCGCAACGGCGACAAGTTCCGCAACAGTTACGGCACCTTCCAGGGAAACGTTGACGAGGCCGGCAGCACCTATCACGCCGACACTGGCAGCGCCGCCCGGTTCTTCTACTGCGCCAAGACCAGCCGCAAGGACCGCAACGAGGGCCTGCAGGACCCTGGGCCGCAGCTCCAGCGCGGCACCACCTTGCGCAAGGTCGAGAACGCCGACCTCAAGGGCAATAACCACCCCACGGTCAAGCCGACCGATCTGATGGCCTACCTGTGCCGCCTGGTGACGCCGCCCGGTGGGATCGTGCTGGACCCGTTCATGGGCTCTGGCTCGACCGGCAAAGCAGCCCTGCGCGAGGGTTTCCAGTTCATCGGCTGCGAGCTAGAGGAAAGCTACATGGCGATCGCCCGGGCGCGTATTGAGCACGAGGCAGCACGCCTAGATGCCATCGCTGCATCCCCCGTGCGCGTGCAGTTCGACATCTTCGCGTAACACTCCTCGCGCCGTCCGCTGGCGCGCTAACCCAGAGCACCCAGTAATGAATGCCCCGATCTACTGCCGCACCAGCGGCCAGCGCGTCGGCACCTGCGAGTGCCTGCGCTGCAATCCTCCACCAGCACGAGAGGACGGATAGCCATGGCAGCCCTCACGAAGATCGACCAGACCTTGCCCGGGCGAATCATCGATCTGCTCATCCAGCGCGGCACCACGGCCACCGACCGGCAGATAGCCGACGAGGTCGGGTGCAGGCCGATGACTGTCCACTACTACCGCCGCCAGCTCGACATGCCGGTACCGGGCCGGCGCTACCTAAGCGATGAACAGCGCCGCGCGGCCCGGCATCTGGAGCGAGCCACGGACAAGGCGATTGCCAAGCGCACGCAGTACCTGGCCGACCGCCGCCTGGGCTTCGTCGTCCCCGTCGAGGTCCACAGCGCAGGGCTGGTGTCCATCATCTCAAGCCGTGGCTCTTCGCTGACTTCTACTGTCGCCCGCGATGACCGCTGGCGCCGGCTGTTCACGACCGAGATGGCAGCCAGCAATTGGCTGACCACGGCGCCGAGCCACGCCCGCGCCTGATCCCTCCTAAACCCTACCCCCACAAGCCTGCGCCCCGGCGCGGGATGAGAGAGCTATTGCCATGAAGGAACGTCCGATTCTATTCAGCGGGCCGATGGTGCGCGCGATCCTCGAAGGGCGGAAGACCGTCACCCGTCGTGCTATCAAGCGAAGGAAGCGGAGCGCCGACACTAATTTTTCATTGGTCCAGCAGCAGGATGGATCTTGGCTTCCGTATCACACCTTTGATGAAAGCCTCATTGACGAACAGGGCTCAGAACATCCCATCGCCTGCCCGTTCGGCCAGGTCGGCGACCGGCTGTGGGTGCGCGAGACCTGGGCCGGCGTTGGCAACGTAGATCCGGGATACCTGACCTATCGCGCCACGTACCCAGCTTGTCTGCCTCCGAACCTCGAAAACGTGCCCGCTGATCTCCGGGCTGTTGGGGAGCGCTGGCGCCCTAGCATCCATATGCCGCGTGCAGCCTCACGCATCCTCCTGGAGATCACCGACGTGCGCGTCGAGCGCCTGCAGGACATCAGCGGCGACCAGGCGGAAGCCGAGGGCGTCGATTCAGCACTGTGTAGGCAGTTCTTCGAAACCTCGCCGAGCCGGCATGAATGCAAAGAGGCGGTGATTCACGGCTTCGCTGGTCTATGGGCCTCCATAAACGGCGCCGAGTCCTGGCACGCGAACCCGTGGGTATGGGTCGTCGAGTTCCGGAAGGTTCTGCCCTGACCACCCTATTTCAGCAACTGATCCCCTCCCGTTAGACCCGCCACTCCCTATCACCCCGCACCGCTGGCCCTGGCCGGCGAGGAGCCCCCATGTCTGCAGCTGAGGAACTGATCGACGACCGCGACAAGCTCAACGAGGCCCAATTCGCCCAGTACCTGGGCATCACCGTTCGAGCGCTACGAACGCGGCGCGCCCGCAACCAAATCCCCGCCGGCGTCTGGATCAAGCAGGGCCGCGAGACCATCTACAGCAAACGGAGGTATGAGGAATGGCTGGAAGCGCAATGGATATGCCCCGCGGAGTCGAAATCTTCCGCAATTCGCTCCGCATCCGCTTCACCTGGAACAAGCGGCGATTCAGCGAGACGCTCCCCTATCCCATCACGAAAAAGGGCATCGCGGCTGCATCCCGACTGCGTTCTCAGGTAGTCGACCTGATCAAGCTCGGCCTGATGGACGACGCCAAATACGCCGAGCTCTTCCCGGGCTCGGCCCTGGCCGCCAGCAGCAACACCTTCGGCGAATACGCCCAGCTCTGGTTGGACAGCCGCGGGATGGCCAAGGGCACCAGGAACAACTACCTAAGCGCCCTCAACATCTATTGGCAGCCGCATCTGGCACGCACCCGGATCGACCTGATTACCCCGGCCCTGCTGCGGCGGATCGTCGCCGAGACCGAATGGACCTCGCCGGCGGTGAAGCGTAACGCGATGACGCGACTGTCGACGCTGCTGAAATCGGCGGTCAGCGATGGGCTGATCGAGAAGAACCCGGCCGAGGCGCTGGAGCTGCCCCGCCGGACGAAGAAGGAGGTGGACCCGTTCAGCCAGGCCGAGGCCGACCGAATCATCGAGGCGATGTATGCCCGCGATCACTGGCCCACCAGCATCTATGCCGCGCTCTATGAGTTCATGTTCTACAGCGGCGTCCGGATCGCTGAGGCCCTGGCGCTGCAGTGGGATGCGGTGGATCTAGAGAGTGGGCACGTCCGGATCTTCCGGGTGGTCGCCCTGGGCGAGGTGGAGGAGCGGACCAAGACCCACAAGTCGCGGACCATCCTGCTCAACGAGCGATCGATCCATGCTCTGCGCTTCGCCCAGCAGTACGCCGAGCGGCGCCGGAAGGGATCGGGCAAGATCAAGGAGACGCCGTTCGTCTTCCCGCCCTCGAAGAACGCGGAGCACGTGAAGCAGACGTCGGACATCCACCACCAGTGGCGCCCTACCCTGGTCGCACTCGGCATCCGGTACCGGCGCCCTTATAACTGCCGTCACACCTATGCGACAATGTGCTTAATGTCCGGCATGAACATCGCCTTCATCGCCCAACAGCTGGGAAACACGATCCAGATACTCCTTTCCACCTACGCTCGCTGGATCAACTCAGGTTCAGACTGGAGCGAGATAGCCAAGCTCGGTATTGGTATCAAATCGGTATCAGCGAATCCGGCGACGCTGTAA